ATGCCAATTATTAGAAAGAATGACGTTGTTACAGAGCGTCCAGTGATTATTGTACTCTATGGTACCCCTGGTACCGGTAAGACATCTTTGGCTACTACAGCCAACAGTCCTTTACTCATCGACACCGACCGCGGCTTTGATCGTGCCGTTCAGCGTCCGGACATTGTTGTCACGGCTTCACGTTGGGAGGACATCTACAACGCAGAGGTTATCGGTTCCTATGTTGTTGAGGATGGCAAGCAGGTTTGGAAGCCAGGCTTGATCAGTGAGTGTAAGACCATCGTAGTAGATACTGCCAAGGCTATGCTTGATGACTATCTCAATGCTTTCGCTATCCAGCAAGACCCTAAGCTGGGAACCAACTCGCTGAAGCGATATGGTGTGATGGGAGAATTGTTCAAGCAGTTTGTCGGTATTCTCCGTTCAAACAACTCCGACATCATCTTCATCTGTCACGACAAGGAGACACAGGAGGGAGACTACATCAAGCATTCTCCAGACTGTACAGGACAGAGCAAGGACTTGCTCATCCGTATTGCGGATCAGGTAGGTTACATCTGCAAGGAGAACGGCAATCGTGTCATCAAGTTCGAGCCACAGGACAATCGTGTTGGTAAGAATGTTGCAGACCTGCAAGACACTTGGATTCCAGCTTACGGAACGGAGGAGTTTGACACTTGCATGGCAGACATCATCAAGAAGGTGAAGAAAGCCATCGTGAATAAGTCTGATGCTCAGGCTAAGGCGCAGGAAGCCGTTGATGATGCTCGAAAGAAGCTTGCAGCCGTGGAGACTGTAGATGATGCAAATGCTCTCATCGAGGTTGCCCACGGATTGAACAAGATTCACCAGAAGGCATTCATGAATCAGATGATCAAGGAACTTGCCGCCAAGGGCATTGACTTTGACAAGAAGGGCAAGAAGTTCGTCAAGCACGAGGACGCAGCATGATGAAGCCTTTGATTAGAGTTACCCAGCTAGAGAGCTTCAGACGGTATATGTCTGGCGAATATGCTTATGTTACAGAGCAGGACGTTATAGACAATATCACTAAGAAGTTTGAGGGCAACGATTACACAAGAATAGGAACTGCCTTTCACTCCATCGTGGAGACTGGCAGTCCCCTTTGCTTCAAGGAGCCGGAAGGTGTTCGTCATTTCACCTATTATAAGAAAGACAAGACAGAACCCGTTCCGAAAGGAAGAAGATTCGTCTTTGATGAAGGTGAGGCAATTCTTGACATTCCTCAATGTAAGGTAGCCTTGAAATACAGAAATGAGCATCCTGGCGCCTTTCATGAGGTTCGTGAATACAAGGATTTCGGCAATGCCGTTATCACGGGATGTGCCGATATGATTGACGGACTAGAGATAAGAGACATCAAGACTAAGTACGGACCAGTATCAGACAAAGACTATATAGATAGTTGCCAATGGCAGCTTTACCTAGAGTTGTTTGAAGCTGATGTGTTCCATTTTGACTTGTTTGTCTTTGAGGGCTACAATAAGGATAAGCACAAGGGTGACGTTAGAGGTCTCAAGCTTACTCCTTATGAGCCAGCAATCACTTGTTACAGATACCCGGGGATGGAAGACAAGAACCACGCTCTATTGCGTGACTTTCTCAAATGGGTAGAAATGAGAGAATTATTACCATATTTACCATTAACAGAATCAGATGGCTAATACAATGACAGGAAGGGTATTGCTCATCGGCAATGTCGAGGAAATACCAAGTAAGAGCGGCGGAGAGCCGTTCAAAAAGAGAATCGTAGTTCTTAACTGCACACATTCGAACTTCGGAGAAGTGTATGAGAACTACCCAAGTTTTGAGTTCAGCGGAAAGCACGTGGATGATCCTGCGGATTATGCGGTTGGCGATATTGTTACTATATCTTTTGCTCTCCAAGGTACGAAGTACCAGAAAAGCGCAAATGACCCAGTAAAGTATTTCAATACAATTTCGGGTTACAAGATAGAAAAGTATCAGAGAGGTGGTCAGACGCAGCAGCAAGCACCACCACCGCAGCCGCAAGGAGCTCAGTCACCGGCACAGCAGCCGGGCAAAGATGATGACTTGCCATTCTAGTTATGATTTTCAATCTCAACAATGACAAGGACAGGGCAGACTACAAGGATTATTGCAATGGTCTTTACATGGATGCCTTGAAAAGCGGGAAGGGTTTTATCGTGGAGGTGAAGAAAAAGCACCGTCCACGTTCCCTTGCCCAAAACAGCTATCTGCACGTTTGCCTTCAGTATTTCGCATCAGAGTTCGGTTACGATGAAGAATATGTGAAGTATAACATTTTCAAGCAGATAGTGAACAGAGAAATCTTTGCGAAGCAGAGAACAAACAGAAGAGGGCAGCCTGTCACCTATTGGAGAAGCACGGCTGACCTTGATACAAAAGAATTAACAGACGCTATTGAGAAGTTTCGGAACTATTCAAGTATGGTTGCAGGGTTGTATATACCAGAGCCTAATGAGGAAGCAGCCTTGCTTGAAGCTCAGAAACAGATAGCATTATATGAAAAGTATTTATAATTATGAAATCAGATTTGAAAAATTACGTTCCAGAGAACATTGAGTTTGTATTGGAAGATGGCGCAAAGGACATTTTCCCATTGGAGTTGGACTTCCTCTCTTTAGGTGAGGAGAACCTATGTGGCGAGAAGCCTTTGAAGACAAAGGCCGATGTGTTGAAGTTCGTCGGCAAGCACTTCACTGCCACATTCCCAGACAACGAACTTGTTACTCGTTATCTTGACGATTATGAGAAGAAGAATATCCGTGAGGAGTATTGTACTCTCGAAGAGAATGTCGTGCCTGCTCGTAAGCTGGAGTTGGAGGAGGCTTTGGAAAAGGCTAAGAAGATGAAGAAGGATGCAGAGGAAGCCTACGCATCTGTTCTTATGGAAGTTGCCAAGTATGCTGCTGAGGTTCGCCAAGGTACAGTTGATATGCGCTTGAAGGCGAAGAATGTTTTCTGTATCGCCCTTTCTGGATATTACCTTGTCTATAACTGGGACAATAACAGCGAGAAGTTCGTGCTGGCAAAGGCTTACGAGATTCCAGACAGAACCGAGCTTTGGGCAAACGAGGCAAAGAACCGCGAGAGCATGAAAGAAGTCTTCGGGTTGGAGTTCCCAGAGGTAGAGAGTCAGAAGGAAGAGGCTGCAGCAGAAGAGGTGTCTTCTGACGATGAGGATGAGTTACCATTTGGAGAATAATGAAGTACACTCTTAGAAATTATCAAAAGCAAGCTAGTGATGCAGCCGTAAGGCTGTTCACTAGCAAGGCTGACAAGAACGGATTGGTTATCCTGCCTACGGGTGCAGGAAAGAGCTTGGTGATAGCAGATATCGCCTCTCGTCTGGAAGGGCCGTTGTTAGTCTTTCAGCCCAGTAAGGAAATTCTTCAGCAGAACTTTGCCAAGCTGCAAAGCTATGGTATCTTCGATTGCGGTTGCTATAGTGCCTCTGTAGGATGCAAGGATATAAACAGAATCACGTTCGCTACCATCGGAAGTGTAATGAATCACATAAATGACTTTGATTGTTTCAAGAACATCATCATTGACGAGTGTCACTATGTGAATGCAAAAGCTGGGCAGTACAAACAGTTCATTGAAGCCAAGAACAGACAGGTGATCGGGCTGACAGCTACCCCATATAGACTGGACAGATCGGAGGGTGGTTCTATTTTGAAGTTTCTCACAAGAACACGACCAAGAATCTTCTCCAAGGTAATCTATTGTTGCCAAGTTGGAGAACTGCTCGCAAAAGGCTATCTTGCAGACTTGCATTATTATGACTTAACGTCTATAGATCTCCGAAGAGTCAGAAGTAACTCAACGGGCGCAGACTATGACGAGAAGAGCTTGCTTGCAGAGTACGAGAGAAGTGGGTTCTATGACAAGCTCTCAAATACAGTCGTCAAGGTTATGCAACCAAAGAGCGGCATTCCAAGAAAGGGCATTCTAGTGTTTACTGCTTTCACAAAGGAGGCAAGACAGCTTGTTGGTAAGTTACAGAGCCTAGGTGTGAATGCTGCCATCGTGACTGGCGAAACCCCGAAGAGAGAAAGGGAAGCCATCTTGGAAGGGTTCAAGAGACGAGAGATAAAAGTCGTGGCAAACGTAGGTGTGCTCACAACAGGATTTGATTACCCTGCACTGGACACTATAATTCTTGCAAGACCGACGAAATCACTCAGCCTATATTACCAGATGGTGGGAAGGGCTATCAGACCATTCGAGGGAAAGGAAGGATGGGTTGTTGACCTATCGGGAAATTATAGACGCTTCGGAAACGTGGCAGACCTTTACATGTGGAAGCCACCGGGAACGACAAAGTGGTCAGTCTATTCAAGAGGAGTCCAACTAACAAATGTAGTGTTAAGATGAAAAAAGAAAGATTTAATCAAAGAGACACGGCCTTGGGGAGCGAATATATCACCCCTTGCCCAAATAAGCAGAAGGGTAAGTACACCAGTGAGACCATTATGGTCGGAAGCCGTGCGTGCCGTCTATGTCCTTATTATGGTGGCATTGCAGACAATTATGTTAAATGTAATTTTGATAGATATGTTTCCATTCTACAGAAAAACAAAAAAGACATCCTCGACTAAGAGAAAGAAGAGAGACGGGAAGCAGGACTTGGTGAAGAAGCTAGACAAGGTCTTTGCGCTTTACATACGCCTGAGAGACTGTATGCCTAATGGCATGGGAAAGTGTATCAGCTGTGGAAAGATAAAGCCATACAGGGAACTTGATTGTGGTCACTTCTTCGGGAGGACGAACATGGCGACACGCTTTGACGAGGATAATTGCAATGCTGAATGCCAGGGCTGCAATAGAGCCAGTTCGGATCACTTGATTTACTATCAAGAGAACTTGATAAAGAAGATAGGTGTCTCACGTTTTTCCACCCTTAGAGAGCGTGCCCACTCCATCAAAAAGTGGGACAACGAAGAGCTTAGAGAGAAGATAAATTATTATACTAATGAAGTAAAGAGATTGAGTTATGAGAAAGGTATCAGCGTTAATCTGTAAAAAATATAAGTCCCCAGTGTTTCACAACACCGAGGACTTGAACCAATTAAAATTCATAAAAATTATGAATTTGCTTGCAAAGGTAAGAAATTATTTCCAAACCTCCAAACATTTTCACAAAAATAAAGCCCGCTCACCAGCAGGCTTTTAAGAAATAACTTAAAATTAATCCACTTAAACAGTGGAAGAAACTTTTGCAAAGTTACTAATATTTTTTGATATATGCAAATGTAAAGCCAAATTATTTTTGGTATTTTTGAATATTTAACTTAATAAAATTGCATATATTCTAATATATTTGTATCTTTGCATAAAGAAGTAACAAAATCAACCTATTTAAAATTTTTTATATAATGGAAGAGACAGATTTCTTGAAGGATTTTGAGGGAATCAAGGACTACAGAACGTTCTTGGTTGGCTTGGACAAGGAGTTCAAGTCAGTGGGTGTGTTGTATCGTGAGTTCAAGGTATTGGAGGAGCTGGCTTCGTCTGCATTGAAGGTCAGTCCGAAGCTCCATGACTTCGTATCTAAGCAACAGAGTGCCGTTTACGGCAAGTTATTAACGGAAGTGGAATCTTTGGGTGACTGCCTGAAGAGAGGGAAGGTTTGCTTCATTAAATCCGAGGACTTGAACCAATTATGAAAATAGTCGATTACTCAAAGCTACTGAAAGCCTTCTGGGAAAAGAGGTTAGTTTGCTCGCTGACAAGTTGCGAGGCGGATATGTATTATTATTTGCTGAAACAATGCGACTTGGGTAACTGGGCAAACCCATTCAAATTGCCAACGAAGAAGTGCGAGGTTGAACTTGACTTCACTAGGAAAACAATTAGTAATGTTAGAAACTCTTTACAACAGAAAGGATTCATTAATTTTAAGCCTAGCAAAGTACGTGGTGAAGTTACTGAGTATGAGATTGTTGGAATTGATGCGTTTACTACGGAAACGCAAACGGAAACGCAAACGGAAACGCAAACGGAAACGCAAACGGAAACGCAAACGAAAGAAAAAAGAAAAGAATGTCTCCCCCACACCCCTACTAAAGAAAATAAAAAAGAAAGTTTGGTCGAGAAAGTAGAACTTTCTCTCTTCACATCACGCGCGCAAAGCAGACGAGACGACTTTCTCAGAAGTCTTCAACCCTACGTATCACGATATGGGCAAAAGCTAGTAGATGATTTCGCCGCCTATTGGACGTACATGAACAAAGACGATACTCGTATGAGATTCGAGAAGGAGCCTAAGTTTAGCATAGCGGGGCGGCTCGCAACATGGAGCAAGAACGAGCTTCGGTACAAGGGGAACTCCGTACTATCCGTCGCCCAAAAAGAGAAGCAGTACGGAATTGATTGGGAGAAAGTCCTTCGATGGTACAACAAGCTAGGTCTAGTAGAGATAAGAACCTTGACAGATAAGCGCAAGTTGGCATACATAGCAGCATACGAGGCTCACGGCAAGGAAGGTCTCACGGTGTTCTCCAGCAACATCAAGGAATCAGACTACCTGCAAGGAAAAGACGGCAGAGGTCCGAAGCGAGATTTTGATTATGTCTTCAATGAGACAAACTTTACGAGAATCATAGAAGGCAGTTATAGAAACTTTAAAAGCGTAAACAATGAAAACAATCTCAGAAAAGAATCAGACGCTCCAAGGTACAAATCGAAGGACGTCTATGACACGGGGTTTGGCTCTTCCCATGGAAAACAGGGAGGCTAAGAACGCCCTTTACGGATATTACAAGCGAGAGGTTGAAAGACGAAAGAACGAGTTCGTCATGACCGATGAGCTTAAGCAGCAAATTTCAGAGGTGGGAGATTTCCTCACGACTGAAACGAGATACTATGGGTTATTCTTGCCTGGAAGTATTGGCAACGGAAAGACTACGATGCTAAAGGCTATTCGTGACCTGCTTATCTATCTTGTCGAAAACGACAGAATCAGATACTGCGAGGGAGATAAATACCCGAGGTTCGTAACGGCAAGGGATATGACGAACATCGCCAAGGACGCAGACGAGTTTCGCTCGCTAAAGACCACCAAGTATCTTATCTTGGATGACTTATGCGAGGAGCCTGCAGAAGTGTTGAGTTTCGGAAACTACATCTATCCGTTTGTGGAGCTTCTTGAATATCGCTACGAACAGATGTTGCCGACTTTTATTTCAAGCAACTTTGGTGCGGTGGATATCGAAGAGAAGTATCACAGTGCCAGAATCAGTGATAGAATGAAGGAAATGTTTAAGATAATCAGCTTCAAGGAGGAATCGTTCAGATGAGTTTAACGCAATCACCATACCAAGGACAGCCTTTGATAAACGACCTAAAGGCTGAGGAATACGTAATAGGCAGTCTTCTGATTGACCCCACCGCATATATGCTCGTTTCACAATATCTTGACGAAGAGTGTTTCTATGACCCCAAGTGCAGAGATACATGGAAAGCGATAGACACAATCGGCAAGCTGGCCACGCCGATTGACATCATATCTGTCTCAGCGGAACTGTCCAAGGAGAAGTCTGCAGTAACGGCGATGGACTTGATGGACATGTCCGCCAACGTAGCTTCTTCCGCACATATAGAGTTCCACGCCATAAGGTTGCAAGACCTTGGAAGGAGAAGAAAGCTCTGGGTTGTCGGTCAGCAGCTCTCAAAGGTAGCGTTGTCAGAGGATATTGCCACGGCGGATGCACACCAAGAGGCAATCGAGGGCATCAGCAATGCTTTCGAGAAGACAGCTGGCGTATATACGCTCAGTGATGCCATGAAGAGCCTGAATGAAATCATGGTAAGGAACGCTACAGTAGGAGGAGTGACAACTGGGACCAAGACAGGAATGGAAAAGTTTGACGAGAAAGGAGGTTTGCAACCATCAGACTTGATAATAGTCGCTGGTGAGACATCGCAGGGAAAGACATCGCTTGCTTTGTCAATGACACGACACGCTATCGAGAGCGGAGCAAAGGCTGCTTTCTATTCCATGGAGATGACCAAGGAGCAGTTGACGGCACGACTGTTGTCCGCAAAGACCAACATTCCAGCCAACAACATTCTGTACTCTAGCTCATTGGCACCAAGCGAGCTGAGAATCATTGACGAGGCAAGAGGAAAGTTGCCAGGCGAGAATCTTTTCTTTGACGACAAGAGTACGTCTAACATAGACTCCATCTTGACATCAATCAGAATGATGAAGATGCAGCACGGCATAGACGGCGCAGTAGTGGACTACCTGCAGATTCTAAACGTGAATGCCAGGAACACCAGCTTTAGCCGTGAGCAGGCGATGGGTGACGCTGCTCGTAGATTGAAGAACCTCGCAAAGGAACTCAACATCTGGATTATCGCTCTCAGCCAGTTGTCACGTGACAGCACATGCCCTGAGCCAAACCTAAACAGACTTCGTGATAGCGGTCAGATTGGAGAGGCTGCGGACGTGGTTATGCTGGTGTATCGACCAGAGTATTACAATCGAGCCTACCCTGCCCCATTTGACAACAAGGACGATTATCCTACTGACGGCACTGCGATGATAGACGTAGCCAAGGGACGTAACATTGGAACATTCAAGTTTTTCATGGGATTCAACAAGAATACGACAAATTTTTTCAAGACGAATTTGATAAACGACGAGACGGAAACCCCATTTGAGCCACCTATAGAGGACGACGCACCTTTCTGATTCTCAGCGGTTTGCGTTTTAGTATTTTTAACTAAAATAATCCTTGGTATATTTGCATATATCAAATAATTTTCGTACATTTGCATATAGATAAAAGGTAGTACTTTTGACTATTCAGAGCCTACCAAGAACATAAGTTGAACCAATTAAAATTTATAGAAAGGGAATAATTATGAGAAATTCAAATTTCAATCTTATCAAGTCATTGGGCTACGTTGTGGTAGTTGCGAGTATGGCAGCATACTCAACACCACACGAGTATTGGAAGAATGTCGAGGACGGTTGTTTGTACGGACACGTCGGAGACAGTATGGAAGAGTACAAGCTCTTGATGATGGAGGGCATAATGTAATAGGAGGAACGGACATGAGCATCATAGATGAAATCAGAGCGGCAAGAACCTCTCGAATCAGTGAGGAGCATAAGAGTCAGCTTCTTGGGTACATAAAGAAAATTCTGACAATAAGAGATCACGCCCTAATCGGAGGTGCGGCACACTTCTCCTACGATTGGAAAATCCCGGACCCCAATGGGAAGGATTGGCGTAGCAATTGTTTCGCTCCATATAGCTATCATCCTGCAATTACGGAGTGGCTGAAAAGCCTTGGGTTCTCTTGCAGCCGTTACTATAACAGGGGAGGCGTTGATCAAGGGATATGTGTAAGAATCTAGATAAGAAATGTGGGTGCTGCGCATTGTTCCTGCATGAGGACATATACGGGTACGGAATCTGTGATTTCTCCGAAAATCCACATTGTGGGGACAATGCCTGTCAGTCTTACAAACCGAAATATAACAAGTTATGAAATACGTGGATTACAAAGCCAAACATCAGGAGGAGTTCAACAAGCTTCCTATGAAAGCAGCCTTCGGCGACAAGCAGTTCAAGGAGATGATGACAGAGTGGGGACTTACAACAAGCAAGGAGGACATAGAGAAGATTGCCTCTTTGGGCGGTGGAGCCTACTGCCTTAAAGAAGACAAGCATCTTTTCACGGAGTTCGCAGAGCGTTCCGTCAAGGACGATGAGGAGTTCTATTCTAATGACGAGAACCTGAAAGATGCCCTCATGTATGAGTTCGCAAATCATGAGTGCGGTTACACCTGGGAGTTCGAGAATGGCATTACGGCACTAGGATTCTCCGTCAAGGAGTTCCTTTCAGACGAGCGCAAGGCTAAGGTATTCATAGATGCACGGCAAGAGTACATCAATAATTTGGAGAAATAGGATATGAACATTATTAGAATAACAAAAACCAAAAAGGAGCGTTTCGATGCCATATTCACGGGAAGCAAGTACCTCTTCCTCAATCCAACTTTCGGGTTGGTTGCCGTTGCCAGTCGCAAGGAGCAAAATTCAAAGAATCCGTATGCGACTCATTTCGACATTGAGCGTACAGAACAGATAAGCAAGCAGATGATTATTGACGTAATCACTGAGAATGAGAGAACTTGCACCTGTTTTAATGTAGTTTGTCCACATTTTAAGAATGAGGACAACTTGCCACAGCACACCCTTCCTTATCTTGTGGATGCAGTATTGATAGATCCAAAAACAAGCACAAAACTCACGGAGGAATAGTTATGTTGGTAGAGATTATGGTTCAGTACAAGCGGACTCCGGAAATGGAGGAGTTGTACCTCATGCTAAATAATGATGCCACCGCATACAGATTATGGCATGATGAGGCTGTCAATTACGCCAAGGCGATGCTCAAAGGAGCGGTTGTCTTCATGGAAGAACTTGCTTCCAAGATGAAGCCTTGCATCACACAGTCTTGCGAGAGACTCTTGAAGAAGTATCACAAGGACACAGGTTCATTTCTGAATGTGACAAAAGAACAAATAGAGATTGTTTCCTGGCAGTGGTTCTATAATGACTTAATGGAGAGTTATAATTTTATTAAATCAAATTAGGTAGGCAAAAAATATAAGGTTTAACCCAAGGGTACTAAGGACACCCATAGATTAGATACCTTATTCTTATCTGGCAGCCGGAAAGACGGCAGCCTACCTTTTAAAATATGAAATATGAAAGATTACGATTACTTATCTCTTATCGTAGAGATTTCTCCACAGCATCAGAGCTGTTTTGAGGAAATTGAGGACTACGAGAAGGTTTGCAGACTGAATAGTGCCGGTGACCAGAATGCCATCTTGGAATTTATGCTCCAATGGGATTACGGCGAAGATACATCAGATACACAGACCGAGTTAGACAAATATGAAGATGTGCTCATCGAAACCGATACACATATACTTGCAAGATGTGAGTCAAAGAACTTCGGTTGGGATGGTGACGCATTCTTCCTTTACAGAAAGGACAAAAATAAATGAAGAATATTTATCATATACATCAGTCTTCCAATTCCTATTGGGATAGCAGTTGGACAGACACAGACTACTTCCTCTGCGATAGCGAGGAGGAATACCAAGAGCTTATGGCTCAGTATATAGCTAAGAGAAAGAAGATCGAGGAGGAATACAAGGAGAATCCTAATTCTTCTACCGAATGGAGATACCACAACTTCCATTTTCACAAAGAGGGAAAGGTGCACGCTAATGAGTATTATTACGGACATGAGTGGTGCGGCAAGGAGTTTGACGCTATTGGTTTCTTCTGGGGCGAGAGATTGGAGAGAAGCACTCACTATAAGTACTTCTTGAAACCAGGCTCCGTGTGCAATGAGACTAGAAGTTCTGCGGTAGGAAGATTCACTGGATATGGAAGTTAACCCAATAAGATAGGAGGCGAAGCAGTAGTGTAGTTTATATTGTTAATACAGTCGGGATTTATAACGTTATTTATAACTTAGATATTCATTATTGGCAGCTCGGAAAGACGGCGCCCGACTTTAGCTCTACGATTATGAAGAAAAGTGATTTATCAAGAATGTGCGAGACACACATCGAGTGCGATTGCAACTGTGAGCGATGTGAGTTGTATGCGCATTACCTTAACACAAAGGAGGATTGACAATGAAGTATAATGTTCATATAGAGGAAATGTTAGAGAAAGACGTATTAGTAGAGGCTGAGACCAGCACGGACGCTTGCTCTATTGTAGAGGAGAAGATATCCAATGGGGAAATTGTTCTCTCTGCTGACGATTTCTCTGGTTGGAGATTTGTAAAAGCAAAGAAATATGGAGATTAAAACCACAAAGATAGAATACAAGGAATTGCTTCTCTTGTTAGAGAGAGCTTCAAATTTCATCAGTGACAAGGGCACAAAAGCCAAAGATATGGATTTATCTCGAAGACTTGTCAGAGCCAAGTGCCTTTTGGAGAAGCGAAATGGCGAAGCTTAAGGAACGTTCCGGTATAGTAATAGACGGCATCGTATATGTGGCGGAGCCAATGGATGATTGCGATAATTGTGCGTTTTGTACAGGCTTGGCACAATGTAGCATGAACTTCATCTGCATTTCGATGAAGGATGCTTTTCGCAAGGGATTTAGAAACAAGCCTATTGGTTTTAAAAAATGGAAAGGTTATGAAAGGAACAGAAACATTTCAGAAAGTAATCAAGGATTATCTTGACAAGCGAGCACAGGAAGACGAGTTGTTTGCAAACTTCTATTCCAATCCTAGTAAGAGTATAGAAAAATGCTGTGACTTCATTATCAATGAGGTTAAGTCTTCTGGCAGACAAGGATTCAGCGATGATGAGATTTTTGGCATGGCCATACATTATTATAATGAGGAGGACATCAAGGTTGAGAAGGCACCTGCTTGCTCAGTCGTGGTGAACATCTCCGATCAAACCAAAGAGTCTCTAGAGAAGAAAGCCGAGGAGGAGTTTAAGCAAGCCAAGCTTGTTGAGCTTAAGAAGAAGGAGGCTGCCGAGAAGGAACGTCTCAAAAAGAAGGCAGAGGCACGAAAGAAGAAAGAGGAAGAATGCGGACAGTTGAGTTTGTTTGACTTTTAAGTTATTGCCTATGAAACCAAGAAACAAGATAGAGCGTGAGGTAGTAAGACTATCGACGAAGGTGCCACATCTTTCAGACAAGCAACAGGCTTGGGCCATCAAGACTTGCATCAGTGAGGAGGATGCGTATAAGTTTTCTGATAGATTCGCCCGCGGTTCGTTTTATATTGTCTGTACTTTCAAGGGATGGCAGGTTCTGCGTTACTTCCAGGTTCGAGCTAAATTCAAGTACCACAAGATGACAGACAAGATATATTTCACTGAGTGCATGCAGCAATGGCTGAAAGACGGGGAGTACGTATTCCTAGCTAAACAGCGACTAATGGGCTATCAGTGTGACGCATTCAGTATTTTCGGGAAACTAGAGGTTAGGACACATACCATGTGGGGGGCGCTTGGCGATCCTCGTGACATCGGATGGTGCGGAGTTTACTATGCGTCTGTCCAGAAGAAATATCAGTATGCCCTAAAGGATTTGTCAAAGATAGACTTTGACATTCTCTTCCGAGCCATCAACGCAAGTTCTTACAACGAGACACTTATGAGAAAGAACATTGAGGTTTGGAAAGACTGCCTATATCACAATGCGGTCTATGACAAGAACAAGTTGGCTGCCATCAAAATCGCAATTCGCCACGGAAAGTCATCTTATCTATACGATAGTCTTTGGTGGGATATGCTAGATTCTCTTATATATTTGAAGAAAGATTTGCACAATCCTTCCATAGTTTGCCCTGCCGACTTAGAGGAGGCACACGACAGATGGCTAGCAGCTATGATTAACAAGAAGAAAAAGGTCGTCGAGAAGATGGCCAAGTTACGCCAGATACAAGACGAGAGAAGAACTCTCCGCTACCTTGAAGAACAAGCTAAGAGAGAGGAAGAGAACAAAAAGAAGGCGAAATCGCTCGCATCTGTTTACATAGCCAGAAGAAAGAATTACTTCGGAGTCAACATTGTTAGCGGTTCAATCAGTATCAATGTCCTTCGTTCTGTCGAGGAGTTCTTTGAAGAAGGAAAGGAGATGGGACACTGCGTGTTTGCCAACTCATACTACGATGTAAATCAAAAACCAAATTGCCTTATTCTTTCAGCCAAGGTGAATGGTCAGCGTATGGAGACCATAGAGGTGAACCTTTCCACGCTATCAGTGGTCCAATGCCAAGGCAAGCATAATGTCAATTCTCCTTTTCATGACACAATACTGAAGATTATGAACGACAATATGTGGATGGTGAAGAATTGCTTGCCGAACCACTCCTTAAGGAGTGCATAGGAATTAGGTATTTTTGGCTAAAATTTCAGTTCATATATTTGCATATATCGAATATTTTTTGTATCTTTGCGTAAGCTAATCAGCCTATTTTATGGTATTTTTGGCTAAACGCTGACAATATATCCGCAGATTTATGTTAAAATATAGTTAATTTCGGCATATAATATTTAATCTTCAAATACATTTATTAAATTTGCAGCGATGGAATACGATTACAGTAAGCTCAGAGAGTTCATCAAGCGTTGTAAGTGGCAATGGGCTACTTCGATGATAGACATTCCTCATGAGTACATTCACAGAGACAAGTGCGCATTGACAAACGACGAGTTCTATTACTTCGTCAGCGCACAGAGAGACAATGGAGTCCATGAAAGATGGGGAAAGTATAATTTCCCTTACCTTTACATTGACGGTTACAAGTATTGGACGATGGGAGCTCCAATCGAGACGACTTCGATTCTGAACAGACAGAAGGTTTTCAACGAGTTTGACTTCCTGGAGTGGCCGATACCGCGAATCTATTCGAATCAGGAAATGGACGTGATGGCGAAGTCTATCATGTTCACGTTCAAGGACAGAAGATTTTTCGAGGCAGGTATTGGAAACGGAGATTTTGTCGCTTACACCAAGATAAAGCCGGAAATGTATTATGGAGTTGATCCTAGTAAGAAAGCTATCAAGCAGTTTAGGGAGAAGGCCACAGGATTCTTCCGCAGATGTTCCACTATTTCTTTTGAGGAGGCGATAAAGAAATGGATGTCAGCAGACAGTGTAGTGGTAGCACTTTTCGGTACAGCTTCCTACTTCATGCCTCAGTATCTTCGCAAGCTGGGCGAGAGTGGTCTGGATTATTGCCTCATGTTTTACAAGGATGATTACACCCCTGCAGAGTTCGAGGAAATGCACCATTTCACCTACGACAGAATGCAGCTGAGATCGATGTTCCCGAATTGTAACATATACAATCACAAGAATTTCGTAACCATTTCAAGTAAAAAGATCACCTGGCAACAGGCAACAGTAGAAAATGAATTATTCCCAGTATGATAAAATAGCAAGCAAGTACGATACTTTGTTTCGTGATGAAATGAGTCTCGTTGAGAACCGTGAGGTGGGGCAAATGCTCCCACCTCTCAGCGGTTCAATTCTAGATATCGGATGTGGTACTGGCTTGCTGACAGAGATTGCAGAAATCGACCCACAGGAATACCTGGGCGTTGACCCTAGTAAAGGAATGTTGGAGCAGTTCATTAACAAATACCCAGCCTATAAGGATAGGGTTGTATGTGAACCTTTCGACGGGAAAAGCTTAGATTGCAAGAATTTTGATAACATTGTAGCTTTGTTCGGCTCTCCATCTTATCTTTCGCGGTATGCTGTTCTTTCAATATCACGGTGTAAAGCCCGAAAGTTCTTGATGTTTTACAAGGAGACGTATCACCCCGTCACTTACGAGAAATGCGATGTAGAATTTAGGCATTTCTTCTATTCCAAGAAGGTTTTGTGCAGTCTTTTCGGTGAAGAAAACGTATCAGAGTATCACAATTATTTAATAGTAAATTGCGTATGACATCACAGAAAGGTTTGCGTTATGATGGCAGTATTGATAAATACCCCATCACAGAAGGCGAGATTTACAGTTTAGGCAATGGTAGCAAGATTACAATTGCCGATATTACTTTGGGGCTTCCTGAGTTTTCAAAGAATGCCGACTGCGTATTCATCGACCCAGCAGGAAGTAAAGGAGTTCTCAAAGCGTATTACACCAAGGCGGAGAAGCAATGCCCAGTTGACAATTTTGATGAGTTCGTTGCCCACATCAAGAGGTGCATCGAGCAGATTAATCCGGACAGACTATTCGTCGAGTGCTTCTACAGAAATAAGAAACAGTTGGTCCCTATGGTAGAATCCTTGTTCCCTCATGTAAAAATCTACGAGAACACCTATTATCATAAGCCAGAATGCAAGTGCTGGATTATCCAGGGCTCCAAGCAGGCAGAAGACTGGGGACTCCAGGGAATGGATGAATGGGATGCGGTGTTCAAGATTTGTAAGGACGTTCCGTTCATCTCTATCACAGACTTCTTCATGGGACAGGGTCTTGTTGCCCAAGCAGCCTATGCCGCAGGTAAGGTTTTCTATGGTAGTGACATGAACAGAAACCGTTTGGCCGTAGCTATCAGCAAGGTTGCCAAGCGAGGTGGAGAATGGGCAGTAACTAAATATAACGCATATGATTAAACTCTCTCAGATTATAATCCTCAATGTTCCGTAACGAGAACGTGATGGAAACCGCTCCACTATGCAGATTGTGGACGGTGAAAATCGGTACCGCACAGCTTGTGTGATTGGTTATGAAATTGTTCCCGTGTGCTTTGTTGATTTCGATGAGGAAAAACTGAGATATATACAACCATTATGCACAATGCAGCTCGTGGGCATAACAATAATGAAATGATGAATAAACTAGAGCAATTCTTGGATTCTCATTTTAAAAATTCAGTTAACAGAGTATTATTATTAAAAGATAGACGATTATGAATGTTCAAAGCAATTACGCTTCAGATTTCGAAAGGGTGGACTTTGAAAATGTGGCAACCTTAGACTTTTTTGAGTCCGATGATGATATTGTTTTTAGACACGATATCAACAAGGGAGTTTCGCCACGTTTTAAGAAGGCAGACTGCATATATTCTGAGCCTGCATGGAGACATGGGTATAAGAAGTTTATGCAAAGAAGCAACACCACAGATTTCCCTCCTTACAAAGATTACCTACTAAATCAAGAAAAGGTAGTTAAAGAGCTTGGTGTTCCTGCATTTATTTTGTGTGGAGCAGATATGCTACGCACATTGAAACCACAATGGGTACAAGACATATATTTCTATCCATATAAGGATAGTAAGAATTTCAAGATCGCTATATATAATTATCCGCAATTTAAATTCAGTTCAGACCATGAACTTCTTGGAATTTTGGCGGAAAAGTTCAATACGATTCTTGATTTTAATTGTGGCTACGGCAATCTTATTCCTTTTATCCGAGAGAAAGGTAAACATTTTATTCTTTCAGATATTTGCGGTCATGCCGTATTAAAAGTAGCAAAGGACTACATGGGTTATAAAGCATGATATTTTATAGTAACAAAAACGTTTATGAGGCAGCTCTTGAAAGATTCAGATATATCTTTCGGGAGTTTTATGGTAAGCGTAAGATTGTCGTGACGATGTCGGGAGGAAAGGACTCTACCGTGGTTCTCAACCTTGCGCACGAGGTTATGAAGGAGATGGGAATTGAAAAGATTCCCGTCCTCTTCCTAGACCAAGAGGCAGAGACTCCAATGACTATCGAGTATATACGATACATCATGCACTTGCCATGGGTTGAGCCGTATTGGATTCAGTCATACTTCCAGGAATGGAATGCCTCAAAGGGAGAATGGTTCAATGTATGGGGGCCAGGAGAAAAGTGGATTCGTGAGAAGGAACCAGATTCTTATGGTGATTTGGAAATCCCGCACAATCAATATTTCTCCAAGACCCTTGATCAGGTACACAGGATGCTCTTCGGTAAAGACTACCTTACTTTGGGCGGTGTCCGCATCGAGGAGTCTCCGGCACGTTTGTCGGGTCTTACTAGAGGCGAGTGCCTTCCAGGTATTACGTGGGGACGTGGCGGCGGATATTATAAAGACGGTACACCGAGAAGCCTGGTACTCTACCCTATTTGGGATTGGAAGGTATATGATGTATGGTATTACATCTTCAGCAACAAGCTTCCGTTCTGTAAGCTTTATAACTATCAGTTCACGCAGAAGCCGCTGAGAGCGTGCCGTGTAAGCTCACTCATTCATGAGCAGGCTATTCGTGACTTAGGTTTTATCAAGGAAGTCGATCCATGGTTCTACGACAAGCTGGTGCGAAGAGTAGCAAACGTCAACACGTCTGTACACGTCTTTAATGAAGTAGCAACATATTGCTACAATTTGCCACCTTATTTCAAGGATTGGGATGAATACGTTGACTATCTTGCAGATAATCTTTGTGAAGATAAGAAGAATGCAGAGACTATCAAGAACGGTTACCGTGTCGCCAAGAAGAGAAATGTAGCTAAAGCCGGGCATTGTCAGGAGTGTATTGATTATGTAATACATCAGATTGGCTATACCAGTGCTGTCTGCATTATTGCGGAAGATTTCGGAATGAAGCGCATTCCGAGCGCAGAGCGTTCTTTGCATCTGTATTTGAGCGACAATTATGTTAAAATAGAAAAAGCTAATAAGGAATATGAATCTTCAAGAGAACATCAAGAAGGAGTTTGATGCTGCCAAGGATAAGGTGCAGTTTTTGAACGACCTCAGAAAGTATATCAGTTCCTTATCTCCGGAGAACGTCAACCCTGTAGATTGCGTGCTTTGGGTTGACAAGGATATGGTTGTAGCCAACAACTACAACCCTAACCATGTGGCAGATAAGGAAATGCGTCTTCTCTATACATCCGTGAGGGAAGACGGTTACACAATGCCTATCGTTACCATTTGGGACGAGAATCTGCAGAAGTATGTAATCATCGACGGTTTCCACAGAAACCTCGTTATCCGCAAATTTGCGGACATCAATGAGCGATGTGGCGGAAAGCTGCCTATCGTAGTTCTAGACAAGGACATCGACCAGCGTATGGCATCTACCGTAAGGCACAATCGTGCCCGTGGAAGTCACTCTGTCGATGGAATGGTAAACATCGTTTTCAATATGCTCAGAGATGGTGTGTCTGAGCGTGAGATTTGCGAAAAGGTAGGTCTGGAGCAGAAAGAGCTTGTAAAGCTTAAGTATGTAACCGGTTTCGCCAAGATTTTCAAGAATTATAAGTATAATGCGGCTATCGAAAAGGTTGTCGACGAGAGACGCGTAGCAAGAGAGACAGCCAAGAAGAAGGAGGATAAGAAATGAAAGTAAAGTCAGTTAAGCTCAGTGAAATCTTTCCTTACTATGACAACCCTCGTGACAACACGAATGCGGTTGAGCCTACGAAGGAGAGCATCAAGCGTTTTGGATTCGTTAAGCCTATCCTCGTTGATAAGGCAGGTGTAATCATTGCCGGTCACACAAGATACGTGGCTGCTTACCAGTTGGGCATGGAGTTCGTTCCTGTCGTTTACTCGGATATGGACGACGAAATGGCAAAGAAGTACCGCATCCTCGATAACAAGCTGGCAGAGAAGTCTTCTTTTGATGAAGACCAGCTTTTGGAGGAATTGCGCAACATGGAGGTTCCTACCGATATGCAGGCATTCTTCTTTGAGGATATCAATCAGATGCTCAACTTCTCTCTCGACAGCATCAACCAGCAGGCAGAAGAGTATGGTGGCTTCCAGGATGACTATTCTCAGGTTGAAGAGGAGAACTTCGAGGCTCCATCAAATGAAGAGGCTGGCGAAAGCGAGGAATCTCCTTCGGATGAGGAGGAAGACCCTGCCAAGGATTTGTTCGTTCTCAAAGAGCGTGAGGACGGTTCACATTATATGAAGGTCGTTTGCCCATATTGCGGAAATATGGAAACAATAGAAATTGAGGATTAACAGGTATGGAAGAGATTAAGATTAATGACAAGATAATTGAGTTACCTATTGACAGTATCGTGCCTCATGACGGTTCGCACAAGACCGACGAGACGGCAGTACAGGCAATCATGCAGTCCATCAAGGATTTCGGCATCACTCAGCCTATTTCCGTTGATAAGAACAACGTGATTGTAACCGGTAACGGTGTGTATAAGGCTGCTAAGGCATTGGGAATGGATAAGGTTCCCTGCATCCGTGTTGACTATCTGACTGATGAGCAGATTAAACAGTATAGAATCGCTGATGACAAGACGTCCGAGTTTGCCACTTGGAACGAGAAGAAGCTTCGCAAGGAGCTCTCCTATCTCGGTGATCCTAACAGCATTCAGTTTGCTTTCGATGAGAGCATTGCCGGTATGCTTGGACTCAACGCTAAGCCAAAGGAACAGAAGCCTGCGGCCGCACCTTCAAAGGCTGAGACTAACCATACTGCTAAGAAGGTCGTAACGGAAGCCCAGAAGGACCAGAAGTTCAAGGAGGAAATGAAGGGCGTTGAGGAGAATATCCAGGTCAAGCCTTCAGAGTATTATGAGTATAATTGTTCCGCTTGCGGTAAACTAGTAAAAGTTAAGAAGCCATGACAGATGAATCATCACAGCCGAAAGTAAAGTCTTTCGTACATAGAATCCCTAATCCGGTAGGAAGACCATATAAGATTAAGTCTTCTCAGGAATTATGGGTCAAGTTTGTAGCTTACTGTGATGATGTTGAAAACGACCCTTGGCAGCAAAAGACTGGTAGCAATTCCATTGCAGGCGGCAGCGGCAAATCCACAAATTCCATGAAACAAGAGGTAAGGGTTTTCAGAAGAGCCTATACCCTTGTCGGATTTTGCGCTTTCTGTGGAATCGTTCAGAAATGGGCAGATTTCAAGAGAGGTAATCTTAAGAGACCCGGCTTTGAGCAGGTGATAACACAGATTGAGAATGTCGTGATGGCCCAGCAGATTGACGGTGCCATGCTTCATCAGTTTGATTCCAGCATTGTTGCAAGGCTCAACGGATTGGCAGATAAGCATATTCAAGAAGTAACCGGCAAGGATGGTGAGGACTTCAAGTTTCCTAAACTGTCCTTGGATGATATTAAAGAATTACAGAAGATAAATGGACTTTGAGAAACAACGTTATCTTCATAAGCAGTTAGTGGCATCGTCCCTGCTGCAATTCACTACTAAGATGTTCGCCTATACCGCTCAACGTGAGTATGTTATAGGCGAACATCACAGAATTATATGTGATGCGCTCATGGATGTGATAAGGGGAAAGACAAACAAGCTGATTATAAACATCAGTCCTCGTTACGGAAAGACCCTCTTGTGTTCACAGATGTTCATTGCATATGGTCTTGCGCTGAACCCTGCTTCAAAGTTTCTTCATATATCTTATTCCGGAAGTCTCGTCCAGGACAACTCAATGGCGGTCAAGGACACGATAACTTCGACATATTTCCAAACACTATTCCCGAATGTTAAAATCAGAAAGAACAATAACACAAGATCAAAATGGAGCACAACGGCAGGTGGTGGTGAGTATGCTACATCTACCTTGGGTCAGATCACAGGTTTTGGTGCAGGTCAGCCAGACTGGACAGAAGAAGAAATAAAGAACATGGATAAGTTTATGGCTACGTTCAACCCCGGTCATTTTTCTGGAGCCATAGTTATCGATGACCCTCTGCGACCGGACGATGCTTTGTCAGATAACGTCAGAGAGTCTGTCAACAGGCGTTTCGAGACAACCATCCGTAACCGTGTAAACTCACGTCATACGCCAATTATCATCGTCATGCAGAGGTTGCACGAGCACGACTTGTGCGGTTACCTCCAAGAGATTGAACCGAATGAGTGGAAGGTTGTTTCCCTCCCGGTAATACAGACAGACGAGGACGGAAAGGAGCGAGCCTTGTGGCCGTGGAAGCATACGCTGGAGGAACTATACAAAATCAAGCACGCCAGCGAGTTCGTATTCGAGACACAGTACATGCAGAACCCTACCCCTATGGAAGGTCTTATGTACCATGCCTTCAGAACATACGATGAGCTGCCGGACAGAAGGTATGCAAGAATGATTGGCAACTACACCGACTCGGCAGATACCGGTTTCGACTTCCTTTGCTCTATATGCTTCGATGCACACGATGACGGCTATTATGTTACTGATGTCCTATACACCAAGCGACCGATGGAATACACGGAACCAGCGCAAGCCAATATGGTTAAGCGCAATCAGACAGACGTGTGTTTCGTCGAGAGTAACAACGGTGGCCGCTCTTATGCCCGCAATGTCGAGCGCATAACAAGGGAACACGGAAACAGAATCACCCAGTTCGTAACGTTCACGCAATCGAAGAACAAACAGATCAGAATCTTCACTCGCTCCAGCGAGGTAAATAACAAATTAGTATTCCCTTCTAATTGGGAGCAGTTGTGGCCGGAGTTTGCCCACGACATGAAATCCTACAGAAAGGAAGGATATAACGCTCACGATGATGCGCCGGACGCTTGTACGGGCATCATAGAGAAGTGCGAGGAGTGGCTTAACAATGCTACTGATGCACAGCTCAGACGTGGCGGTTTCTTGTAATTTTCTTTTTCATTACGTTAACTAGGCGTTTGCTCGCGAGAGTAGGCGCCTTAACTATTTGAATATCACCCTATTGAAATTTAATATTTTTAACTAAAATAATCCTTGGTATATTTGCATATATCAGAAAATTTTCGTACCTTTGCATATAGATAAGAGGTAGTACTTTAGGTTATCCAGAGCCTACCTTATAAGTTGAACCAATTAAAATTATAAAGATTATGAAACATTACAGCAAATTCGTTATTGATACAGTAGAAGAGTTGAAGAAGGAAATCCTCGTTAACTATAGATATGGTGAAATTAAACAGATAGTTGAGGGAATTGCGGCAGACGAGGAGACAGCCAAAGTGTTTCTTAACACAGACTTCGGTGAGAACCTTGTACCAGACGGAGTAACTCCTTACTTGGAATCAATGGTAACGGTTCAGATAAACGACTTTGATGAGCTTCTTTTCAAGGCTTTACGATACAAGGGAGATGAGAAGACTACTTATTACGTTTACATCAAGTCTTCTATTACGAACAAAGATTATCGCCTTGTGGAAATTGAGGTTCCTAGCAAGAGATACGCTAAGAGATTGAAGAGAAATGCACAGATGATTGCTTTGTGTAAATACATGTTGTGTAACATTTAAACTAAGTTTAAGATATGAAACGGATATCAATGGAAGAGATAGAAAAGACGAGAAAATATTTGGCTAATCTTCGTTATAATAGAGGAAGAGACATTTCGATAAAGGAGGTTTAGTTATGAGCGGTCTTTTTGAAACAAAGCTTCTCAAATACAAGAAGCACATCATCCAGGTTTTTGAGGATATGTTCGGGCAGAGATACATCTATATCAACGGGCAGACACAGACTTATTCTATTAACAATGCAAAGAAAATGATTAGCCTATGTTATCAACAGTAATAAATACCGATGGTCTCCACAAGAATGTGGAGCCATCAAACGGAGAGGATTTCTCACTGGAAGAATTGAGAGGGTTCGTGGGAGGACACATCGAGATGGTCCGACTCAGCAAATCGCAGGTGATGGTAGTCAATGAGGAGGGCAAGGTTAACGATCTTCCAGAGAACCAGTACGCCACGATGCTTGTGAATATTGCAGGTATCAGAGACGTTATAGTAGGTAATGTATTAGTTTGTGACATCAATAAAATCAAGTAATATGGATAAGGACGAATTGAAGCAGTATTTGATTGACGAGGCAGAACACACCGAGTCAGAGGTTAACGAGATGGATTCAACTGAGCTTTTGGATTCATGGTTGCAATACAATGGTATTATTGGTTACACTGATGACATCAAAGATGTTATCGAAGCCGCTTTCGGTGTTAGCCTGGAGGACTAGTCATGGAGGGCGAGTATATAGGAAAAGATGGGTATGGGCGCGAAATGCGCCTGTACCATAGCTGCAACACAGTCTTCTGCGACCACATAAAGAATGGTCGTGTTGTCAGAACTGGGCAGCAGATGGTTGACAATAGAATCATCATGATGTTTGGTGCCAGACACATTAGCGGTGCTTACATTTATGACGAGGTGAAACGCATATATGGAAAGAGCCTATGAAACCAATGTTAGCAACCAAGTATTATCCGTCGCAGGTTAAGTTCCCATGTTTCGTTCAGCCAAAGTATGATGGTGTACGTTGCATTCTCCAAGAGGGAGAGGACGGAGAGGTTCACCTCGTATCTAGAGGCGGCAAGGAATATGATGTACCACAGATTAAGAAATGGGGAGAGAAGCACCGTGGCATTCTTCCACTAGATGGCGAGATATACAACCACCAAGAGCTTACCTTCCAGCAGATTTGCTCAGCAGTCAAGTGTCGCTCTGAACTTACATCAAAGCTAAGGATGGTAATCTACGACAATCAGTTGTCGAGGTGTTTCTCACTCAGATGGAGAGCATTGCAGGAAGTATTCAGTACTATCTCCCCAGACGATCCAGTCTATCTTACACAGACGTTCGTTGCCCACTGCGAGAAAGACATCAAGCGTTGGCACAAGGTCTTCGTTTCCACAGGCTACGAGGGAGCTATCATCCGCAATGCAGATGGAACCTATACCGAAGGCAGAAGCAATGACCTTATGAAGCTGAAGGCATTCGACACAAATGAGTTCGAGGTGGCAGACGTGTTGGAGGCTGGGGGAAATGATGCCGGCACGGCAATCTTCAAGCTAAAGGTTAAGGGTGAGGTGTTCTGTGCAAGACCGACAGGCTCTAAGGCTCTGAGGGCGCAATATCTTGCAGACAGGGATGAGTTGATTGGGAAGATGGCTACCGTCCAGCACCAAGGCTATTCGGACGCTGGAGTGCCAAGGTTTCCAGTGATGTTAAACATAAGGGACTACGAGTGATGGGAGCATTCAATATTAACACTTACTACGGATGTGCCAGTTGTGAGGCAGCTGACAAGTATGGGAACGGATGTAAGCACGGATTGATGTTCCCCGTTCTACTTATCATGGCAAATGCCAAGGAATGTCCGAATTATAAGTTCAAAAATAAATCTTTTGGCTCAACACAATAAAAAAAGCATTTTATACGTTACTGAAAATAAAAATTATGAAGATTTACGTTTGCAACACAGGGGATCAGGTGCAAGACTATATGAAGTTTTATGTAGTTGCCGCCAGCAACAAAAGAGAGGCATATTCCGTACTAATGAAGTACATCAAGGATCCAACAGAGTATGTTTATGAAAGTGACATTGCTGAATTAGACAAGGCTTTCGCAGAAGTTGAGGATGCTTGTGTATTGTATTCAAGTGATTAAAAAAAATGGTTCAACACAATAAAGTACCATGTGGTGCGTTATATGAGTATCAATTAATATTCATAAACTAAAGCTTAGCTACCGGCATGACGGGCGCATCATATGGAAAATAGAAAATTTGTTCCACAGGTAGGAAACCATCTTGTAACTATCTCGAACATTTTAGCTGTTGTTTCATTTATAGCCATAATAGGTTCAATTATAACTTGGATAAACGCCTTGAATACTTCTGGCGGTTATGGATATGAAAGTTCAAGTATTAGTGGCGTACAGGCATTTGGCTACGTTATTGACTCATTGCTTTGCCTAGTAGGTTCTTTTGTACTCAGAGGATTCTCGTTTATCGTGAAAGCAGCTGTACGCTATCTTGATGAGAAAGGTGAGTTTGATGAGAAGTAAAATGTAATTGCTATGTCATCAAAGCTTATAGTAGATCAAAAGAACGTAAAGTATCTTTTTCAAGATAAAAAAGCTACGTTCTTGATTCCTGATTATCAGCGTCCGTATGCTTGGGGAGAAGACGAATGTAAGGTCTTATGGGAAGACTTATTTTCCTTTTCATTCCCGAATAACAACTGCGACAGCTTCGATTCTTCAGAGAGTTACTTTCTCGGTCCTATAGTAACATTCCGTAATGACGAGGGGAAACTTGAAATCATTGACGGTCAGCAGCGTCTTACGACCTTGCTTCTCTTACTGCGAGCTTTCTACAATCGCCTGGAGCACATGAAAGACAATCGTTCTATCAAGATGCGAGAGGACATAGAAAAGTGCATTTGGAGAGCAAATGAGTTCGGAGAGTATGATCCAAACGACTTGAAGATAAATTCGGAGGTTGCAACTGATAACGACAAGGAAGAGTTTATGGATATACTCCGGAAGGGAACATCAGAAGGAAAAAGTCGGTATGCGACCAACTTCAGATACTTTCAAGACAAGATAGGAAAATTCATTGAAGAATACCCTTCTTTCTTTGCACTATATCCAGCTCGCATACTCAATAACTGCGTACTACTTCCGATAGAGGCTGAGTCGCAAGATACTGCTCTTAGGATATTCTCGACGCTTAATGATAGAGGTAAGCCATTGTCTGACTCAGACATCTTCAAGGCACAGCTCTATAAGTTCTACTCATCCATCGGAAAGAAGGAAGCGTTTATCACTACATGGAAAGAGCTTGACGAACTCGTTACAAAAATATTCCACCCATATCGTGGAACACCTTTGGACGAGTTGTTTACACGCTATATGTACTACGAGAGGGCATTGCTGACTAATCGTAGTTCTATGACAGAAGGACTTCGTAAGTTCTATGAGAAAGATGGATATGTTCTACTTCGACGAGAGCAGACTTTAGAGAATCTTGTCTTGCTAGCCGACTTCTGGAAAGATGTATATTCTCAGAATGAAGACCGTTTTTCCGTGGATGTACTAAAGCGCTTGTTTATATTGAATTATGCGCCTAACAGTTTATGGACTTATATCGTATCGGTATATTTCATGCACTATAAGGATGCTGAGAATATGCTAGACAACGAGAAGTTCTATCTGTTCTTGAATCGTTTGATAGGCTTTATCTGGGCATACGCTATCAGTAACCCAGGAATAACAGCCTTACGAGCACCAGTATTCAATGAGATGGTGAATATCATAGAGAACAAAGAGATTACTTTCGAGAACTATCTATTCCAAGAGGAATTGTTCCGTTCGCAATTTAATAACTTCAGTTTCTCAAACACTCGTGCGATTACGAAGTCGATGATTGTGTGGTGGGCTTTCTCTTTCGATAGCCAGGAATTGCTTCCTCTTGACGCAACATATGATATTGAACACATCTTCCCAAGGAACAGACAAGTCAAGGAAGGTGGATTGTCGAGTGACGAGGTTCTTGAAATGTTGGGAAACAAATCGGTATTGGAGCGAAGAGTTAATATTCGGGCATCCGATTACAGATTTGCTGACAAGATTAAGTATTATAATGGTGAGTTCAAATCCACAGGCGAGAGGATTGGAACTAAGATACACGAATTACGAATGCTGTCACAGACGTTGACAGATTTTACAGAAACGGATATTAGAGAGCGCACGTCAAGAATGCTTGATAAGTTTATCGCTTACCTCAAATCTAACTCTCTGATTTCCAGTAAATTAAATTCGTAATTTAGGTTAAAAGATTTGGTAATTTGACAAAATTTTCGTACCTTTGCATATAGGATAAAGGTAGTAATTTTGTCTAAGAGCCTACTAAATAGGGCAACTGTGAGTTACTACCTGCCGAGGCTGGGACGCTAGCTGAGGGTGTTGTTCAGGGTGTAACGAGCGGCTGCCCTTCTTTATTAAATGAGCTCGACGGTTGCATATAAAACAACAATATGGCACCAAAGAAAGAACAGAGCTTACAGGAGCTCGCACAGGAAATGCTGGTCACGGCGAAGAAAGACCAGGAGTGGTTAACAGGTCAGAAGATGGTTCTCGCAGACATCCAGGACAGAATCGACGAGTGCTTCAAGAAGGCACAGGGATGCGATTTGACGAAGGGAGTGTACTCCACGACCCAGATGGCGAAGGAGCTTGGCATGAGCAGCGCACAGAAGCTGTATGAGGAACTTCGAGACACAGGCATCGTATTCAACCAAGGTTACGAGTGGATGCTAACAAGCCCCTACTCCACCTATCAGTTGACGGAGGTAACGACACGCATAGTCAAGGGAAAGTACATAAGAAGACTCCTTTGGTCTGAGCGAGGAAGAAGATTTCTACTTGCATTGAAAGACAAGAACGTCATCTGTACATTCCCGAAGCCGAAGATACCGAAGTCCATTGAGGCTCCAACAAAGGAGAAGCCGAAGGAAGAGGCTAAGGTGGTCGATGAAGTCAAGACCACAGAGGTTGTCAATCAGCCAGAGCAAGTAGCCAAGGTTGAGGTAGAAGTAAAGCCAGTCAATCCTCTAGTCAAGAAGGCTGAGACATTGAAGGACGAGATACATTGTCTTCTGTCACTCATCAACGAGGTAGGAAGCGGAGAGAAGACGCTTCTCATGGGAGACATAATGACTATCTCCACCACAATCAACGAACACGTCAGCAGCCTTGCATTTGAGGCTTACAAGACATTGAATACTCCATCGAGGGCTTGAACCAATTAAAATTCCAAGAAAAGATTTGGATTTATCAAAATAAAGTATTACCTTTGCAGCGGTGAAGGAAAAGATATAGATTGCATTGAGTAGCTGTCCTAAAGTTAAACCCAATATCGAGTTAGGCCGTGGGTACCTTAATGGTGCGACGTAGCTCTGGACGCACTCAATGCAATCTTCGTTTAGAAATTGAACTCTTTTACTTCAATAGTATTACCTTTATTTATTATACAAACAATATCCTTAAGTCGGGGTTCGCGATGTTTCTTCTTAAGAATAGTCTTCATTCCCTTATATCCGTCAATGACTTTCTTTTCTGAGAACATAGAGCTATCATGGAAATATAGGCACAATGCTTGATGATTCTCAGTGATGTCCTCACGACCACAGAAACGATTCAGCTGGTCATTTTTTTCCAAAAGTTGGTTTCGGTAGGTCTTACAGTCCGATGTTACCGAGCGAATGTCCATCGTTCTTCCATCAAAGACCATGTCGAGGGAAGGCAATTGCTTTCCATCTTTCATTTCTGTCTCGTTTCTGAATATAACGCTATGCCCAGCCTTGTACGCCTTATTCATCAGCTCGTTCTCCAGATCATCTCCGCTCATCGTATTATTGAAGAACGGCTTTTCGGAATCATTATGCTCGAAGTGCCCAATATGCGCTGCTTTCAATCCACCTTTCTTATTTAGGGCCACATTCTTATAATTCCTGTCTTTCCTAAGAGAATCATATAGCTTATGTCTATCATTGAGTAGCACCTCACTAGCCTCTATGTATCTCTCGTTCCTGGAAATACTATTCGGGATAGTCTCAGAATCTTTGAACTTCTCCTTGTTCTCGTTTATCCAGTTGTTGAAATTCTCAGGCATTTCAGTCGTTGGCTTGCGAGTGCCCCAATATTCCTCCTCACTCATTATGACAGGAACCGCATAGCACATACAGTTCACGTGCCAACCGGTCCAATAGAAGTCCTTAGGATAGACACCAGCAAGTAAATCGCACATGTCGGGTTTGTGATTAAGGTTGTTGGTCGTCTTAATCTCCTTGCCCTTGATATAGTCCATTCTCGCCCAGCGTTCCTGCTCCGCCAACCGATATGCCATGTTAATCTCATTGCGTGCCAGGCGAACGCTTCTGTACTCGCAGTTCTGTATGGTGATGGCCTTGCCGAACTTCTTCTTGTAGTCCTTGGCAAGCAGTGGGTAGTCGTTGAGATACTTGCTCACCTTCTTACTGAGTTTGACGGCACTCATACCTTTCTCTATTGAGGTGGACAGGGTTTTCTCCAAAGCCTCCTTTACGTCTTCCCTTTGGTTCCAGATACGCTCGGAGAGATTGAGTCCCTTTACTTTTCTTTCGATGAAGGCTTTCTTGGCTGCATTGTTGTGCTCGTAGTAAGCTTTCTCCTTATTCTCGCCTATCTTCCTCACGAAGCTCTTGATAACTCTTTTGGCGAGCAGGTCCTGCAACGTGTTGCTGTTCTTCCACTCGTCAGAGATGCCACTATACACCAGTGCTTGCATGTTATTGGAATAATAGTCGAGCAGGGCATTTACCTTTTTCTCCGTCTTAGGGTAGTCGGCAAAAGAGAACTCGCCATCCCCATCGTAGTCGGTGGAGGTGGCGATCTTACTTGCTTCCTTAGCCAGCGTTCCGTAGATAACCAAAATCTTCTTGGTATATCCGTTCAGTCGCTTAGCCAAGTCCTTGTATGCCTTCTTCTGATTAGGCAATTTTGGCTTTTTCATTCAACTTTGGTTTAAAGTGTTCACAACAGTCCCAATTCAGCAGCATGCAATATTTCTGAAACTTGCATCTGCATAGTATTGGCTTTCCTGCCAGACTCATGCTATGATGATCGTAGGCATGAGCACATTCACGGCAAAAATGTCTTACTTGGTCAGCTTTCTTCTTTCTCATTACTCCTCAGAGAATAAGTTAGGCATTGCGGCGGCATTTCTCTCCGATTCAGCTTTGTCTTCTTGGATGATTTCCTCATAGGTAGCATCTGGGTCGTCGGAAATGCCGGCACGTCTGATTGACTCCTTTTGGCTGATGATAGGCTTGTTTCCGTTGCCCTTCATCCACTTGTCTATCTGCGTCATTTCGTCCTCTTGTATGAAAGGAGTGATTACATGTTCGATAGTTATCTCATCCATTCTACTCTCCCATTTCTTGTTCATCTGACCGAGGAAAGCCTTGATGACATTAGCTTCTCTCTCGAAGCCCTCAATCCAGGCACCAGACTCCTCTCCCACTTTCAGGTGAGCGTCCATAAGTAGTGTCTTTCGAGAATCATAACCAATGTTTCCCAAGGACTTCATGTTCTCGAAGCTGATGTCTGGCATCTGAGACTGCATGAAGAAAAGTTTGATGAGTGTATCAACGTGATATTTCAGAGCCTCTATAGCCTGCTGCCAGGAAACATAACTCACATCACCATTATCCGCGACACGGAAAATTCGTTGCGTAGCACCTTTATGCTCTTGTCCAACAATGCTTCCCGCAACCTTTAATACAGGAGCAGAGTTGTAAGCGACAACGTCACTGTTTCTAGAGATAGTGTATTCGATGTTCTCTCGGATAGGCTTCAATCCCTCCCAGCAAGGCTCGTGTCGGTACCAAAACACAGCAGGTATCTTGCCTATGCTTATTTCATCTTCTGCCAGTTGACTCCAACCTTTTGCCTTATCCCCTAAAGACAGGTTCCACTTATAGTGCTTGTCGGCTGTATAAGTCTCAAAGAAAGTGTACTCGTCGTCTGCTATCTTCTGTTTGTATTCAAAAGAAAGAGCAAGCAGATCACCATACCCATCAAAATATGGGTAGATATCAACTCCATCCATTGGCGAGAACGTCTTGCACTTCAGCTTGTACTCGCTGTCAAAGCCATACAGCTTGTTACGTTTCTTCTGGGCATACCACAATGTAAACATCTGACAAGAGGCATAGTAGCACTTTGCTCTGTGCATGTTCTCGGTATCGATGTGGGCACAAGTGTAGATTTTCTCTATAGCCTTGACAATCTGTTTAAGTTCCTCGTCATTCTGATTGTAGTGATAAATACGCTTTGGAGGAATTGCCACTGTGAACTCAGAGATTCTTCGTGTCAGAAGCTTTTCAAGGCCGATTGTAATTCTAGCCGCTCTTTCTACCGTTCCATCATCTAGGAATTTGTCTGGTCTGCCAGCCTTATCTTCCACGATTTCGTGAAGCTTTGGCTCATACTCTTTAAGAAGATCACCCCAATCTGGGATGTCCAATGTGCGTTGTTTGAGAACTCCAATGACTTCCCCAACGTCCTTTTTGTTAAATAATTCATTGAAATTTATCATAATCTTCGAAGTTTAATGATATGCAAAATTATTCATATATTCGCATATTTTCGCCGTTTTTAGTATTTTTAACTAAAAAAGATGTCGGTATATTTGCATATATCAGAAAATTTTCGTACCTTTGCATATAGATAAGAGATGGTAGATGATTGATTAATCACCACCTATCACGAACATAAGTTGAACCAATTAAAGATAAAAATTATGAATAATTCAGTTGAAACAAAGAAGGCAGAGGTTGTAAAGAACATTGAGAATGTGTTTGAGTCAGCCACAAAGAAGATTCAGAACATCATTTCTGTTTGCCCTGATTGGGAGGTAGAGGGTATTGACTTAGGCTACAAGTCACTTATCGTCCACTTGAATTTGAAGGGAGTTGGAAGAGACAGAGACATGGTGATTCGCTATCAAGCTAAAGTTGGTAATTTCCAGGAAGAGTCTTTCAACACCAATGTGGCATGCTGCGGTAGCTTTGACCTTCTTGATGCAAATGACAACCTTAAGTACTACACAGCGGTTGGCGACATCCTCAACCATAAAGATATGCTTTCACTTTTGAAAGATACTATGGTCCACTTCACAAATAAATTCATTGAGTTGCGTAAAGAATATGATAAATTAGACAAGGAGGATTAATTATGACAAAGCAAGAAGAAATCGACATTCTACAGTCCTTGAAGGGCGATACCTATTTCGCCCAGTACTTCGGAAGCAAGGACATTGACCAGATGTGTCAGAACATCAATAACGACTTCGCTATTGAGGGTGGATGCGGATTTAGCCAGAAAGCTGAGCAGCTTCAGAGAATCATTGATGACCTAAAAAAGGAATATGTCAATAACATGCGTAATTGGGGTATGAAGATAATTGAGGCTATCAGTAGTGGTACCGATGAGGATGAAATCTATGGTATTGTCAAGGATGAACTCGGAATTGACGAAATCATTAAGTTCAAGCATTCGAAGCACATTGAATTAAACGATGATGAGTTGAACTATTTAGTATCGAAGATATGAAAGTGATAGTTAATGCACCAGGAGAAAGAGTACCGGTCGAGGTCAAGGGACTTGTCTCAGCCATCCAAAGAAAGGATGGAAATTGCGAGGATTGGCTCAATGCATATAACAAGCACCCTTTCGATTTCACTTGGAATGGACACAGAATGACGGTCGAAGACCTTCACGCCTCCTACGGAGTTATAGGCTACACCATCGAATATCGTGGAGTCACGATAGATGTAGATAACGAATTACACGCAATTAGAATCATAGACAATGACTAGATATCATTCATGCAAAGATTGCATCGCCTACGGCTCATGCAGGGACAGTAAGGCTGGACAGAGTGGTTACATCTGCGACCAATGGGATTGGAGATACGCAGGATCGTGGTTTGACAATTAAAGATTAAGAGCAATGAAAACAGAAAAAGTAACAAAAGACGATTTGATTAATACGCTCAAAAAGCGAGGGATTAAAGATGAGGTCAAGCAAGAGAAAATCGTTGAACGCTTGCAAGTCAATGGTTGTTTGATAGCAATGGTGGCAGACGTTCTCGACAACTTGATTAAGGACGAGGAGGACATGCTGAAATTGTTAGAGGTAAAGTACAAGAACGAGCAGAAGATGTACCGAAATAATATGATGGACGCTGCAAAAAAATACACCTTCAATATGAAGGGATTTACTCAGCACTTCTTCGGTACAGAAATCAACGACAACCTGGAGGACAATGCCCAGGACATCTACGACATCATCAAGCTTCTTGCGGACCACACTAACGACCACAAGGATATGGAAGTGATTAAGAGAAACCTCAGAAAGAGAAAGTTGAACCATCATATTTTCGATTAAGATTATGGCAGATTATAAAGTTGAAGTAGATTTATCGAATTTATTCGATGATATGACCATCAACGAGCAGAAGAACTTCTTAGTTGATAAGTTCAGTTCCTTACCTATAGACAAGATGGAAGAGGTAGTAAGCGAAATGCTGGAGAACCTTAATGGCGATCAGACAGCCAGAGTTATTGAAGACGCTTTTGATAACTTGCATGAGCAAGCCCAGGAGCACGTAATCAACTATGTGAAAGGGTAAGGCTATGATGTTAGGAGAAATGATAACTCGCAGATGTCTGCTTACCTTGGATGGGGGGGCAAAGATTCAAGCCGTCCTCACTATGCCGAAGCCGACAAAGCCCATCTTTCTAAAGAAAATGGAGCATCAGTTTATTAATAGTTTTAATCAATCGCAGCCAAATGCGGTTCACAAGGTTATTAAGTGTCACATAATGAGAAATTAAGCTTATGGCTACAGCAAATTTTGAGATAGGAAACAAAGAATTTGAGGTACGTTTCATACGTGAATCAGGTTATCCTCCAACAAAGAATGAACGTGGTTCTTCATTGGTTGAGTATGATGTAACTACATACAAGAATAATCAACCAATGATGAAGAAATTCAATCAAAAGAAACGAATTTATTTCGACCTTGAAGGTAATGTTTATAAGAATAAGCAGAGCAACAAGGTGTGGTTCAATTTTTATAAAGCAAGTTGATAGATTATGAAAACAGCAAGACATATTGTAATAGACATAGAAACATTAGGTAGAAGAAATGATGCCGCTATTACTCAAATTGGCATAGTAACAGCAGATGAAAATTTCGATGTGTTAGATCGTTATCTGATACAAACAGAACCTAAAGCTTGGAATACTTGTGAAAGAACATTCACTGGAGAAACTTTACTCTGGTGGATTCAGCAAAAGAACAGTCCAGAAAGCAATAAGCCTACTCATATTGTCCATAGCTACAAATATTTAGTAGATAAGCTATATCAAATCTTTAATAGATACAATACAGAAGACACTATAGTTTGGACTAAAGGGACAATGGACCTATTTTGCATTAAAGATATATGCGAGTATCTTAATATGGAAGCTCCCTGGAAGTTTTGGCAACCTAGAGACATCAGAACCGCAAAGGAGTTCATAAAAGAGTGGAAGACTTTTGAGATTAATAATCATAACGCTCTCGATGATGCTTTGAATCAGTTGAGAGAGTTGAAAGCTAACTTAATTGAAAGATAGATATGGAAGCAAAGATTAATATAGTGGAAATCCTAAAGGATAAGCCGCAAGGAACGAAGTTATATTCTTCCGCTTGTGGTAAATGCAAGTTAGAAGAAGTAGATGATAAAAGAAATTGTAGTCATACTGAGTTGTTCTGGAAAGGTACTCACACAGAGGACGAAATGATTAATTTGATAAAGAGCAATCAATTTTTATCAAGGCAATTCAATTTAAAGGAGGATAAAAAGAAAGAGCAATGAATGTAGATAAAGCAAAGAGAAACATCAGTAAAGTATATAATGATATTCAGACAGAATCTGCTTATGGCAGTGCAGCTAGTGTTAGCAAGATGAATGAATGGGCAGAAATACTTGATGATGCACTTGCATTCTTAGGAGACTGACTTATGAATAAAATGTATCAGATAGACCAAGACCTCAAAGACAAACTAGTCAAGCACTTCACCACCATCGAGAATATGGCTGATGAGTTGACTACTGGCAATGTGGCTCACAAGAAGGCTGCTATCAAGGGGTGTGTTGGTAGAGCAAAAGAATTTTTAATTAAACATACATAACCATGGATAAGAAATCGAAGAGACGCATTAAACGTGGAGTTAATTTCAATGATGAGATGGGTAAAGGAAAGTATGGATGGTCAGAAGCTGCTTCTGAAAGATATAACTTTCCAAACCCTTTTAAAAAACTAAGAAAGTACACAAATGGATAAGAAGAAAGTTAAAGAGCTGATACAGGAAGTTATACGCAATAATGTTGATAGCTTGGAGTTTGGCAATGACAAGCACAATGCACCTCTAAGAAAGGCAAATACGTTGCTGCACGATGCCTTAATAGAGTTAAGTAAGTCTGACTGGATTTCTGTTGAGGATGAACCTGCACCAAGACTTGGATGGGACGGCTCTTGGAATGATATTGTTGTGTGCTACAAAGATAAATGGGTACTTCCTTTATCTTACGTTGTACGCAATGATATAGAGTTCACACATTGGCGTAGAATCGAAAAGTTGGAGGAGTAAGTATGGATAGAAATCAAGCAAAACAGCTATTGCCTATTATTCAGGCTTTCAGCGAAGGAAGACCTATTCAATACAGAATAAAAGATAATAAATCGGCAAAGTGGAATGATGTAGATAAAAATTATCACGAGTTCAGTCCACATTCATTTATGTATCGCATCAAGCCAGAGTACCGCCCATTTGCAAACGCAGAAGAGTGTTTGGCAGAGATGCAAAAACATCAGCTATTTGGATGGGTAAAAAATCAAGGTTTATATAGAAATATAGCTAATGTCATGAGTTGTTCTATAACATTTGCAGACAATGAGGCACGTGATGTTGATTACGAGCAAGCTTTTAAAAATTATACATTTACCGATGGAACTCCATTTGGCATTAAAGAGGAGGAATAGTTATGGCATGGTTAAGTGTTGATTTGGAAGGTAATGAATTTATTTCAAGCATTAAGCCTGAAAAAATTTGCGGAAGCATTGCTATTAGTATTAACAAGCACCCTCTCAGAGAGCTTATACATATCTCGAAGGGCAGTATCAAGAAGCTCATCGGAAGAGAATTATCTTGGAGCGATGAACCTGTAGAACTTAAATAAAAAGGAGGTGTCTCCAGTGAGCACCTCCCCGAAAGAGTTAAAACGTAAGCTTACGATTTACTTATTGATAAAGAAGTGGAATGGTTTACCATGAGCGTACTCAATAGTACCATCCTTTCTGCGGCGAGACCAACAGAAAACTTCAGTACCACTCTCTTTCTTTTGCAAATTAGAAAACATATGAGGCAACAACCTCCTTTCTGGCATTATACCCAAAAGCGGAATTGCTTTGAGCACCTTGCATGGAGCCGCCATACAAAGAAAAACCCCAGCACTGGACTGGGGAAAATGTCTTTCGAGCGGAGGGCTAGGAGACTTTTATTGTTGGCGATTTCGCCAGGAGGTTGTTTACCTCGTTTCTAATTTGCGCTGCAAAGGTAGTGATTATTTTAATAACAATAACAACAACAACGTTAATAAAGCAAAAACAAGTATCTATTTAGACTTTATATAAACATATAAATATGAAAGTAGAAAGTATCAAATTCAAGGCTAAACGTCTTGACGGAAAAGGATGGGCAATCGGAGACTTGCTGCATTCCTACGAGAATGGTGCTATCATAGTTCCCATAGAAGGTGGCGGTGCATTTTCTGTTGACCCTAAAACTGTCTGTCAGTTCACAGGGCTGAAAGACTGCGATGGAAATGAAATCTATGAAGGTGACATTATTGATTTTGATATATGTCCGTGTTCTGTAGTATGGGCTAATGGCGTATGTGCGTTTTGCCTAAAAAATATTACATTGGAAGCCTCCGGCACTACACCTTTAGGAGTAATGTTAGATTATTATAATAATTATAGAGTGCTTGGTTCTATTTACGACTCAAAATTAAAGGAAAAGAAAAACATAAAAGATAAGTAGCGTATGGAAAAGAATATGTTTGAAGATATTGTTGCTGAAGGCAATATAGTTGTGATAGATGATTTTTGGATTGTGTTATGCAAGCGTTGGAGACCAGAGTGTCACAATCTCTTCTGCTATCTTTATCTTCACAAGGAAGATAAGAATTTAATGGTAGGCTCTCATTTCACAATGACCGAGGATAAAAAGAAATATACTCGGTTGGCTACCAACGAGGAGCGTCTTATGCTTTTTGAAGAAATGTTCAAGTATGGAATTGCTTTCGATAAGCACGACCATCATTTGATTGGAAAGTTAGTTGGTGTATGAAGATTAAAAAGAAATAAGAAATGAAGAAGGAAACATTTGACTTCTCAGAGGCTCTGAGAAGAATGAAGGAGGGAAAGAAAGTGAGAAGAAAAATTTGGACAGAAGGTCTATATGTTTTCATTAAAAACAAAGCCCTTATGTATCAAAGTCATATATCTCATGGAATTGTAGCGAATCCTTATAGTAAATTTAAGGGTACGAGAGATAAATCAGCAACTGACTGGGAGGAGGTGTAAGAATGAAAAAGAAGTATAGTTTCGCAAACGCCAAGCCAGTCAATCTCAGAAAGATAGACTACTGGTTTCGTGTCGGTCAGTGTGGCTTGCACAAGGGCGACTTCAAGCCTACTCTCAGAGAAATTCGAGGTAGAGCTGCTGAGAGAAGAAGAGCATGTAAGGAAATAAGTAAAGCATTTTAAATATGGAGAATCTAGAAGACATTAAGGTAGGAGACAAGGTTATCCTATACCGCAGATTTCAAGATAGAACTGTCTGCAAGGTAGATAGACTGACTAAGAACTTTATCATAGTTGAAGGACGCAAGTACCGCAAGAAGGATGGTTTTGAAGCTGGAGACTGCGGATTTTATGTCAGCTCTATTGGGAGAGCTACAGAACAGATGATTGCCGAGATAGAGGAGGAACATAAGCGTGATGTCATCATCAGCTATATAAGAAATTGCCGTCTTAGCACGCTACCAACAGATGTGCTAGAGAGAGTGTATGAACTAATTAAAAAGTAAGCGTATGGAAAAGAAAGTATTGACCCTCACCGTCAGCAAAGAATGGTTTAATAAGATTGTGACTGGCGAGAAGACTGAAGAGTATCGGGTAATTAAAGACTTTTGGATGAGTCGCCTTCTCCTTATCAAGGATGAAGAATTCAAAGATTTCGATAAGTACGATAAGCTTCATATCGGTAAGACATTTGAGATGCTTATAGACATCAATACTATCAAGGAGAAACTGAATAATGGTACAATGAAGTTCGTACCATTTACTCACGTTCTCTTCAAGAACGGCTACTATGACGATAGCCCAAAGGTAGAGAAGGAAATCGAGAGCATCAGCATCGGTAAGCCTAAGAAGGGCTGGTGTCCCGATGAGTTTCTAGGGAAAGAATATTTCGTAATTAGATTTAAATAGATTATGGCTAAAGAAAAGACAGAAATAACAGAGTACATGAAGCTTACATATAAGCTTATGCAATGGGCGATGCAAGAGCCTAGTAAAAGAGGAATACTCATCGTTACTTATGATGAGGAAAGAAATCTCACAGGCGCAGCTCCTGTGGGGAATCCTACAAACCTAGGTATCGCAATAGCTAACGAAATGGAGCAGAATAAAGAGTTTTGCTCCATAGTAGAGAGTGCTGTTGAAGCCCATAAGAAGTTCTTTGGAAAGGGTACTGATAAGTATCTCAGTAGTAAAGAGAAGCAAAACCTTTTGGAATTAACCAAAATTGTAGATATTAGCTACAAGGATTTATGCTGTTCATACCTGCTAATGAAGACAAGCGAAGAAAACAGAATCCATAAGATAGAACAAAAGGCAAATAACGTTCAAAAGCTCATTCTCAGCATTATCGCAGAGTTCGAGAAGGACACCAATACTCATGTTAGAGATATATCCCTTGAAGAGGAAATCGTAAAGGATGAGAAAGGTAACGCTAAGAAACGTATAAGAAACATCAGTATGGACGTTAAAATGTTTTGATTGTGACAAAGACTGTAGAAGAAATCCGAGAGTACCATAGAAAGTACTACCAGGAGCATAAGCAGAAGATGCTAGCGCAAGCAAAGAAATGGCGTGAGGAGAACGCTGATCGTGTTATAGCCAACCGCATCTACAACAGTACACATCATCGTATGAAAGAATACAATCATAAGTATTATCTAAAGAACAGAGAAAGAATACTAGAGAACAGTCGAAAAAAAAGAGCAAAAAAAGCCTTGGGCGGCAATATAGAACCCATAAATAAATATGAGTAGAGGAAAGCATTTTAGTGCAGAAGAAATCGAGTTCATCAAAGTAAACGCTTTGGTGATGTCAACGACTGATATTGCAAAGGCATTAGGTCGTAATTATTGGGCAGTGCATCGTAAGATGCAAGAAATGGGAATCAGCAAGAGTCATACATTTACCGCCAATGAAGATTTCATTATTAAGCAGATGTATGGCAAGTATTCAGCAAAGGTTATTGCAACAAAGATTGGTGTTGACGAGAACTCCATCTATAACCGATGCAAGAAACTAAAATTAACGAAAGGAGGTTTACGATGACTACAATATTGACAACCGCAATGGATAAAGAGTATGATGTTATCAATAAGAGCGTAAAAAAGTGCAATCTTATGGAACGCTGGGGTACAAGTCTCTATGTGCAGAGAACCGGTATAGGAAAGGTTAATGCTGCCAGCCATTTAACAGAATTACTGGAAGATAACATGGACGAGACGTTCGATAGAGTAATTTCGATAGGTTGCGCTGGAGCAGCATCCCCTACCCTAAAAGTTGGAGATATCGTGATAGGAAACTCTTATTGTTACCACGATGTGTATTGCGGAGAACCAAACTCCAATGGGCAAGTCCAGGGATTGCCAGCCGTTTTTCCTTCCTCCTTCGAGTGGATAAAGAACTTGGAGAAATACACTCTTGGGACGATAGCTTCAGGAGACTGGTTCGTGAACACACGTGAGAAGGTGGAGCAGATTCTTGCATTCCTTCCTAGATCTTACAATGTATGCGCAATCGATATGGAGTCAGCAGCACTGGCGCAAGTGTGCTACAAAAGAGGTATCGCCTTCACTTCGATACGCATAATCAGTGACAATCCTCTTCTGCCAAACCAACAGGAGCAATATGATACCTTTTGGGACGAGATGGCAGAGAAGGCTTTTGAAGAACTATCTAACATCTTGGCAAAATGATACAGAGTTTCTTAATTGATCATACAAGACTGAAGCCGGGTCTTTATGTTTCAAGAGTAGATAAATGGGGATTGGAGACTGCTACAACATTCGATATTCGTGTGTGCAAGCCAAATAAGGATATGATGTCACCAGCTGTCGCGCACACAATAGAGCATCTGATAGCAGACTACTTACGCAATGATAGCCCTCTTAGAAATTCGGTTCTGTATTTTGGTCCGATGGGATGTCTTACAGGTTTTTACCTTATCCTTAAAGGTACATGGACTTCAAAGCTAATAAAGGAAATGATAGTAGATGCCTTCAAGGCTTGTTCGCTATCAAAGACGATTCCAGGTGCATCGGAAGTGGAATGCGGTAATTATAGGCTCAACGACTTAAAAGGAGCAAAAGAGCTATGTGATATGTTCTCCGTATATCTATCCACAGCTGGACCGGATAAGCTCAATTATCCAGAGTAATATTTATATGTAGTCATAAAGTATTTAATCATTAAGTATATTTTCTTCTAATATATTTGGTGATTAAATACTTTTTTTTTAATTTTGCAGTATTACTTATTGCTATCGCTTCGTACTGGGATATTTCTTGAATTTTATTGTTCAATTAAATATTTAGTTAGAATGAAAAAAAGAACGAAGCAAGTTTTAGTTATTCTGAAACCCAAATCAGAGGCGTTGGGGTTCAGTAGAATGGAGTTAGAGGGTATTGCTGCCGATGTTGCCAATAACTTAGAACTCGATGAAGAAGCCTCAGACGAGGATGTAAACGCAGAGATTGAAAAGCAGGTCAATGCGGTTCTTCCTTATCTTAAGATTGCGCAAAAGACCGCGCAGCGTACTATCCAGAGCTTTAAGGATAGTCAAGACTTGGATGACGACGAGGTCGATGACGACCCTGCCGGCAACAAGAAACCAATCCGCAAACAGAAGAAAGAGAAAGAAGAGCAGGTCCCAGCATGGGCGCAGGCACTTATTACTCAGAACAAAGCCTTGCAGACCGAAATCCTCGGTTTGAAGTCAGAGCGTGAGAATGATGGCCGCCGTTCTAAGCTGAAGGCGCTCCTTAAGGACAAAGGTACGTTCGGTAAGACCGTCTTGAAGAATTTCGACAAGATGAAGTTCGAGAACGAATCTGAGTTCGACGACTTCTACGATGGTGTTGTGGAGGATTTGGCAGCTATCGATCAAGAGCGTGCTAACGAAGGTCTCGGAAAGCTTGGTGCTCCTGCGGCTCAGAGAAAGCCTAAGCAGGAAGAGGTTGAGGTTATCAAGGACAACGAGATTGATGAGCTTGCCGAAACTATGTAATCTTTAAATTTTAAAAGTTATGTATGGCGTAAGCAAGACAAAAACGTTTGATTCAGGCAAGGAGTCTGTAATCATCAGAAATTACGTGAATGGCATCATGGGTGGTGTCGTTCTTGACATGACAGGTTTCTCTGGAGAGTTCATCCAGTGCGGACACATTATCATTCGTGATACCAAGTCTGGCGAGTACAAGCCTATGCCGGTAACAGGTGAGGCTTATGCTTCTTTGCCGGAAAATCACGAGTATGTTGGTGTCTGCATGACAACTGCTCCTGCAGATACCCCTCATGTAGGTGTTATGACGGCAGGTGAGGCTAATGATAAGGCTGTCCCTTATCCTGTCGATACGATCAAGGCAGCTTTGAAAACAGCCGTTCCTACTCTTCAGTGGGGACACGATGCAATCGGTTAAGGAGGTGATTTATGCAACAGAGTTCTTTATTTCTTAAGTATATCATGAGTTTCTTCCCAATCTTGAAGACCTTGATTGAGAAGATTAACGGTAAGCGCAAGAACGAGATGACGTATCTCCACAAAGATACATCCATTCTCCGCCGCGTTTATTCTACCGACAACAAATGGGAAGCCGATACAGTTGATACCTCTTACGTAGCTGCTGACTACGTGGCAGTGGATTCTCCGGTTCCTTTGAAGTCTCGTGACAAGATTTCAACCGCCAACGGCAAACTGCCAAAGGTCGGTATGAAGAAAACTTTGAAGGAGTCAGATATCCTCGCTCTCAGACTCATGGAAGCACAGGGCGGTCAGACAGCAGAGATTCGCCGTAAGTTGGCTCAGGACCCGGTAGCTTGTAATGTCGGTGTTGATGAGCGTAATGAGTACGCCCTTCTGTATGGTCTTTCTAACGGCTACGTAGCTGTTCGTGACGACGATAATCCAAAGGAGTTGCTCCGTATCAAGTATCAGTACTTGCCAGAAAATCAGCTCGGCATCAACAATGTTGATAATGGTGTTACAGTTGCAGACTTGAAGGAATGTATCGAGCGAGCATCGAATGATGGCAACACCATCTTGATCTTCTGGATTGGAAAGGCTAAGTTTGACGAATTGAAGAAGGCACAGGACGCTCGCGAGCTTGTTGCCAACTACAAGGGTCAGACTTACGATTCCAACACAAAGCTCCCAGTTCCTACTGCCAGCGTATTCAAGGAGGCTTTCTTGGACGAGACCGGTGTATCATTCCGCATCATCAACCGTACTGTCCGCTTGGAGCAGGATGGTGATAAGAAGAGCGTTAAGCCTTGGAACAACAATATGATTATCGGTGTCTGCTCACAGATGATTGGTGCCCTCGTTTACGGTCAGGTAGCAGAGGCAACCAACAGAGTGGCAGGTGTAACCTATCAGCAGATTGATTACAAGCTTATCTCTCAGTATTCAACAACTGATCCATTGCGCGAGACAACTGCGATACAAGCATACTGCTTGCCTGTCATCGAGGACGTTGACACAATCTATCAGATTAATACTAAGCTGGCAGACCCAACCGTTTCGGTTGATACCGAAAAGGAGGCAGCAGACACAGAGGACGCTAAGGTAACAATCTCTGATGTAACCTATAAGAAGCCGGAGGCTATCACAACTCTCAATGCTCTTGGTGCTACACTTGCTAGTGACGCCAGCGACAAGGAGGTTATTGATGCCTACAATGAGCTGCCTCCTACAAAGAAGAAGGAGTTCAAGGAAAAGGCAGCTAAAGCTGAGGAGTAATCATGAAGACAGTCGGACAAGCTTTGGTGGATGAGGTGCACATCCCTATCCCCTATGGTTTCGTAGAAAACGCCTGCATAAAGCGTGAATTAAGCCCGGAGGATGAGTTTGATTGCGAAGTCGCAAGAAGTAGCCAATACAAGGGCACGCTTGCTGATTGTCTTCTCTCCCTCATACAAGCCGTAAGCTTCTCCGAGGCAGACAAGTCAATAGGCTCTCTCTCGGAAGACCAGCGAAAGGCTATATTAGTTCAAGTCAATCGTTTATATAACTCTATCGGCGAGGAGGAGGTTTCACTTACTCCGAAGCCGACAGTTTACATTAATTGCTGATGAGTCTATTGAGTTTTCATGCCTCAAAGCTATACCGGCAGCAGAAGGTAGCTGGCTATACAGATGATGATGGAAATTATCACCAGGGCAAGACCGAGTGGAAGTTCTGCTGCACTTGTGATGTAGTTCCTGCTGGCGAGGCCAACAAGTTAGTTACATCTGACGGCTCTATTGATTACTACTCCTACGAAGTGCATAACTTGCCCGTAGGAATTGAAAAGTTCTCTTATGGAGATTTTATCAAGCTAGAAATTTTAGGGGCTGAGGAGGTAATTATCAAGGTCAAGGGATTTCATCGTTATCAACTCCAGTGTAAGATATGGGCATAAGAATGACAACCAGCGCTTCCGCTCTTGATGCCTTCCTACATAGAGCCGCAAGGAAGATACAGGAGAATGTGCTTAAGGCATTGAGCAAGCTAGGAGACGAATCTGTGGTTAGAATCCGTGACAGGTCTGCCAAGGAAAGCTGGATAGACCATACGGGCAACCTGAGAAGCTCCATAGGCTTCGCCGTGTACGAGCAGGGAAGTAAATATATGGAATCAGCCTTTTCGCAGGTTCTCAGTGGCACAGACGGCTCTGCAAAGGGCAAGAAGATGATCAATGACCTTGCAAAGGAATATTCCAGGGTTTATGCTTTGGTTGTCGTTGCCGGAATGGAATACGCAGGAGAGGTGGAAGCCTTGGAAAGCAAGGATGTCCTCGCATCAACGAAGATATGGGCCACATCCATTGTAGAGCAGCGTGTGAAGACAGCAATAGACTCAGCAGTTAATGAAATAAACAAGTGGAAGATATGAAATCAGACGGAGCAATTAAGACTGATGTTTACCGGTACATCAATGAAAGCGGTTTCATGAGCAACGTCAATGGCAAGTTGTCAAAGACGATGAGACCGCATAATTCTCATAAGGAAGATGTCGTTATCTCCATCTTGGCCAATGAGGGAACGCAGCTTCAAACGGCAATTATAAATGTAAATATATATACACAAGACAATGATGTAGATGGGCAGTTTGAAGAGAACTGTATCAGAGTAGAAGAAATCTGCAAGTTGTCTTGGAATCTCTTGGAAACGTTCAGAACGAGCGAGTATGCAGCCCACGCTATTGAGCAAAGGGTATATGCAACAAGCACGGGAGAACATGTAATAAATAATCAAGTTGAATATAAACTCATAAATGATTAAATTATGTCAGTAACATCATGGGGCAAATGTTCTATCTTCGTTCAGAAGGTAGGTGCTACTAAGAATGAATGGGATAAGCTTCCTACACCGAAGGACGGCACTACTACTGTTACACCAACGAAAGGCGATACCATGACTCAGGTTGAGGAAGGTGGCGGAATTGTTGACCGTAAGACAAAGAAGTCCACCTACGAGGCTGCATATCAGCTCTTCATCAAGAAGAACCAGTCGCAGCCGTTCAAGACCATCGATGGTATCGTAGAGGGTAACTACCGTATTGCTATCCAGCCGGAAGATGCCGAGCTTCCTGGCGTTTACATGGGTAATACCACAATCGGTGCAGAAGAGGCCTATACAACTGAGAGCGGTGCTCTTATCACGTACACTCACTCAGCTCTCATTCCAGAGGGTGACGTGGTGGCTAAGACTGTCAACTCGAAGGATGAGGACGTATATTGTGCTTACCGTTGGCGTGTCATTACTGCCACAAAGACAACAGGAGGAAAGTATGCCTTGACTTTCAAGAAACCGCAGGATGGTGAAACAGCTCCTGCTGAAATCACGGAAACCTACACAGAGAAATAGGCATATTCTAATATCCCTTCTGCCGACTGAGGGTTATCAGCCGGCAACCTACCCAAGTAGCTCAGGGGAAGAGCGAGACCAAATAGTCCGTCGCATGAAATCCAGTTGGTCTTTAAAAAGCTGGTTGAAAGACGCAGGTTCGAGTCCTGCCTTGGGTGCCAACATTAAAATTCGAGTGATATGGAAGAGTTAGGAATCATTATATCGAATACGCTCACAGATATGCCGATAGGCTTTGAAACTGAGCACGCTCACGTTAACATCTACCCTACTACACTGGGCATGATGTACCTAACGTCGCAGTTAGTAGATAGCTTGGAGCTAGACAAAGATTTACTTCAAGCTGATCCATTCTTGGAAGCATTGCGAGTTGCAAACACCAAAAGGGAGACATGCTGCAGATTGATTGCATATCACTCACTCAATACAAAGAACGAAATACTAGACTCCAGATGCGTAAGCAAGCAGACGGAGCTAATCTTCAAAGAATGCTCCAACGAGGATATAGCTACACTTCTCATCATCATCCTTAATGCTAACTCATACCAGACAATAGCCAAAGAGACAGGAATGGAAGAAGAAGCGAAGCGTATGGCAAAGGTCAACGCAGCGAAGAAGTCGGAGAATAGCTTTATCTTCGGAGGCAAGACAATATGGGGAACACTCATAGACGCTGCTTGCGAAAGATACGGATGGACTTTCGATTACGTGGTATGGGGAATATCGTATAACAACCTGACTCTCATGCTCAAAGACAAGATTACTTCAATCTATCTGTCTGACGAGGAGAGGAAGAAAGCCCATATACCGGCAGCAGGGGAAGAGGTCATCGATGGAAACAATATGGAGGCGGTCATGAAGGCGGTGAAAGAGTCAGAGACCGAGATTTAACCGAAGTCTTCCTGCGCACGCACGTAGAGTTCCGATTTAGAACACTCACGTTTAGTGTTTCCTCGGAGATTCTTTATAACAGAGTATAAATTCAAGGAAAAATAGAACATTATGCCAAGCATCAAGTTTGATACAATAGTCGAGACATCTAAGGTAGTTTCTGGTTTTCGAGACATTCAGAACGCAGTTCATCAGACTTCCGAGAGGGTTAAGAAGGACGGAAAGTCTATTGACGATGTAATCTCGAATATACAGAACAGTATGAACATTGTCATTGGCGGTTGGAGTATTGGCAAGTTCGTCAATCAGATGATGCAGGTCCGCGGTCAGTTCCAGCAGACAGAAATGGCATTTAAGACGATGTTGCAGTCTGAAGAGAAAGCTGATGCTCTCATGAAGCAGTTGATCCGCACGGCAGCCGTCACACCTTTCGGGGTTGAAGACGTTACAGAGGGAGCCAAGCAGCTCCTTGCGTTCAACGTAGCGGCCGAAGATGTCAACAAGACGCTTATCGGATTGGGAGACGTTGCAGCAGGTATGGGTCTAAACCTTAAAGACCTCGTGATGCTTTACGGCACCACCATCGCCAAGGGTAAGATGGACACGATGGACTTGTATCAGTTCCTCAACCGAGGCATTCCTATCGCAGACGAGATAGCCAAGGTTATGGGGCTTGATGTTACCAACGCCATCAAGGAGGTTCAGAAGCAAATCAAGGCAGGCAAGGTTACCAGTGACATCTTTATCCAGGCAATGCAGAGTATGACCGCCGAGGGTAGCAAGTTCGGTGGCTTGATGGAGGCTCAGTCCAAGACTATTACAGGTCAGATAAGCAACATCGAGGATGCCATCGAGCAGATGTTCAATGACCTCGGCAAATCCCAAGAGGGTGTTATCAATACCGGATTGGGAGTCGTTTCCACCCTCGTTGAGAATTGGGAGACGGTAGGCAAGGTACTCATGACTGTTGTTGCAGCGTATGGAGCATACAAGGCTGTGGTGATAGCAACTATAGCTATTGAGAAGAGTCTTATTGCACTGAATGCAGCGGCTAAATACCTCGGAATGAGCGATGCACTATTAAAGGCTTCAAAGGGTATGACTGCTTTTAATACGGCTTGCATGAACAATATTCTTGGTATTGTAATAGGGCTAGTTGCATCAGCAATCACATACTTTGGGATATTTGGAAAGTCTGCGGATGATGCCGCTACCAAGACTTCCAAGTTTACCGAGAGTGCAAATGAAGCATCAAGCAAGGTCGAGTCGCTAGTCTCCATTCTGAAGACTGCAAAGGAAGGCTCCAAGGTTTACAAGGACACCATCAAGGAGCTGTCAAACATCTATGACAACTACGGGATTGCTATTGACAAGATCAAGGAAGACGAGAGCAACCTTGTGGATGTTAAGCAGCAGGAGATAGATAAATCTAAAGAACTCGTCGAGCAAATCAAGCTGGAGGCTACAGAGCGCAATAGAGCCAATGCAATCTCCAAGGCTAATGAAGAATACAACAACCGTGTGGATAGCGCTCAGCAAGCTCTTTGGGATAAGTTTAAGGATTATGGAACCTCTAGCAGCGGTATAGCCGTCGGCATACAGAACATCGTATCTGACTCGGTTATCAAGCAGTTTGATGACCTAACACAGAAGATGGCTGGCTTGAATGAGCACTCCAAGGAGTATCAGACCTATCTGAAGCAATACAATCAGCTGGAAGCTTCTTTGATATCCGAATCTGAAAAGCTTGCTAATGCTTTCGGTTTTACAGGAGACAAGACAAGCGATGTCAGGAAGGCATTGATTGGTTATCTCTATGAGCTTCGAGCTGCAAAGAAGCTGCATAGTGAAGAAGCAGATAATATCAACCGGGCGGCAGATGCTACCGAGGATTTCGGAAACAAGGCCACCTCTACCAAGAATAGGATAAATGCTTTGCAGAAGCAGCTCCAGGGTGCCGGCGAGGATGTACACGTTCTCTACAACCGTGTCAAGGAGTTCATACAGAACTATTCCGAGAACAACATCAACTTCCACGTCAACTTCGATGCCAAGATACCATCGTGGATGCAGAATATGAATATTCCGGAACTGGGACGCTTAGGTAAGTACTTTTCCGCTTTGGCACGCGACCTTGCAAACAACAAGAAGTCAGGTGCGCTAGTCAATGGCAAATGGATGTCAACCAACGATATCGCCCAGCGAGGATGGGATTATACCAATGCGGCGAACACCAAGCAGACCAAGGCAGAAGACGATGCAAAGAAGAAGCGGCGTGAGAAGGAAGAGGCAGAAGCAAATGCCAAGAAGAACGCTGCCAAAGCCAAGAAAGCAGCCACCGATGCCAAGAAGCAGGCAGAAGACCGCAAGAAGGCCCAAAAGGAGCTGAACGAGGACTTGAAGCAGTTGGAACAGCAGAACCAGGACGATGCCATCTCCATCATGCAGGAAGGTACGGATAAGAAGCTTGCTGAAATCAAGAACGACTATGCCAAGCGCAAAGCCGAGATTGACAAGCAGGAAGCCGAGTTCAAGAAGAAGAACAAGGAAGCTGGCAAGAAAGAAGCTCTTACCTCTGCTCAGTCCGATGCCCTCAATAAGGCTAGAGACCTCGCTACCCAAGAGTACAACAAGAAGCTTGATGAGGTCAACAGGGAAGCTCTCACCTCCATGCGTGACTACTTGAAGGAGTATGGTTCTCTCTATCAGCAGAAGCAAGCCATTGCCGAGGAGTATGAGGAGAAGATTGCCAAGGCTCAGACGCAGGGCGAGAAGTTACAACTACGGCAAGAGAAGAAGAAAGCCCTTGCAAGAGTTAACTTCGAAAGCATCTCAATGGGCATAGACTGGAAGGGGCTTATGTCTGGTGTCGGCAATATGAGCAAGGAGATGTTAAAGCCTATGCTCGACAAACTCGAAGCCTACACCAAGACTAACGAGTTCAACACTTCTGGTGCAGAGAATCAGCAGAAGGTCGTTGACCTCATGCAAGAGATACGCAACTATATCGGTACAGATCAGAATACAACGTGGGAAACACTTGCCACGGCTATAGAAAACTTCAATCACTCTGTCACCGACTATCAAACAGCAATCAATTCCGAGAAGGTAGCCATCTCCAACCTATCAACCGCCAAGGGTGACCTAAAGGAAGGAAAGATTACCAAGGAGGTCTTTGAAAATATCAAGAAACAAGCCGATAAAGCTAGCCAAGCCGTCGTTGATGCTAAGGAAAAGATGAATACCTTTGGCATTCAACTCAACGCTACCACCGATGCGGTGAAGAACTATACGTCCGGTCTCACTGCCGCCCTCAACAAGCTTGATGCCTGGAAAGGTGTGGATGGATTTGGGGATATGCAGCAATCATCAGCCAATATGGATGCTCTCAAAGGTGCTCTAGATTCAGTTCTTCCACAGATGGGCGACGGACTATCAAAAACCATCGGAACAGGGCTATCCAAAACACTTGGTACTGTCGGCAACTCCATTGGTGGAGCACTGCAAAGCGTGATGGGCAGCAAAATAGGTTCTCTTGTTGGTGTCATAGCACAGATACCTAAGATGATACTCCAGTTCGCTGATTCCATCAAGAATTTCGTAACAGGAATACTCAACAGTTTCTCAGAACTTTTGAAGTTTGAGTGGCTATCTGATTTGGTGGATAGCATTCTTGATGCTGTCGGCAACCTCATAGATACCATCTTCGATTTGCCCGAAAACCTATTCAAGGTACTCTCCAAGATAGTAGTCAATGGTGTTGGTGGTCTGCTGAATACGGTAATCGGTAGAATTGGTAACATATTGTCTTTCGGTGCGCTTTCATCTGGCGGTCCAGCAGCTTGGTTCACGAACTCGAACGCAAAGAAGGTACAGAAGACGATAGATAAGCTCACTAGTAGCAATGAACGCCTTAACGATTCCATCAGCAGGCTTGAAAAGACGATGTCTAGCACATACGGGTCGGATGCGCAAAAAGCATACGAGGAAGCGAAAAGGCAGCAAGAGAAAGTCAATTCGCAGACACTCCAAATTGCCAAGACGCAGGCAGGCTACCACGGAGCACACGGCTCTTGGAATCATTATCTCGATAGCCTAAGGTTTGGATTTACTGACGATGGGCAAGTGTATATGTCCACCGCAAGGAAGGAGATTGAAAAGGAAGTCCTTAAAGCTACAAATAATCAAAAGGACGACATTTGGAGTCTCACGCCAGAGGAAATGAACAAGCTTCTTGGAAGTGAAAATGCTGTCAACCTCATCAAAGGTGTCGGAAAGGGCGGCTATGGAGATAGAGTGCTGGAGAAGTTGCAAGACTATGCCGACCTAGCAGGAGAGATCGACGACTTGACAGAGCAATTTCAAGAGTCCATCACTCAGATTTCGTTCGATAGCATGAAGGATAGCTTCGTCAGCAACCTCATGGATATGAAGAAGGATGGTAGCGACTTTACTAGCGAAATGGCAGATGATTTCGCAGAAAAGATGCAGAAGGCTCTCCTCTCTTTCAGTATGGAAGACCTCATCAACGGCGACTTGAAGAAACTCTACGATGATTGGGCAAAGGCTATGAAGGATAAAAACGGAGAGCTTACCAAAGAAGATGTAGATGCTTTCTACAAGCGTTACGATGATATAGTCCAGGAAGGCTTGAAGAGACGTGACGAGTGGGCGAAGGTAACTGGCTACACTGGTTCCTCATCCTCATCACAGACCGCAACAAGCGGAGGATGGGCATCTATGGGGCAAGACACCGCAGACGAGTTGAATGGTCGCTTCACAGCCTTACAGATTGCAGGTGAGTCCATCGCTCAGAACATGACTACCACCATATCACAGATGGAGAGCATCGTTACACTCGGAATCTCAACCAATGGTGCGGTATTGGAGATTAGAAATATGATGATTATGACAAACAGCTACCTCGAAGACATAGTGAAGTATTCAAAGCTCACTTATAATGACTTCGGAACAAAGCTGGATGATATGAACAGAAGATTAAAGGATATTTGACCTCTATAGGCTTTTCGCTTGTCAGCCCTTACAACTATACTCAACAATAGCAAAAGCGGCTCACAGCGAAGCCTATGAGGTTATTTAATGATTAAATAGTTATGACTAACGGACAACTTTATATCAATGGCAAGGATGCCTACCTTACGTGGGGTATTTTCCTAGACGAAACCGCCCTCAGTACGCTCATGACCCCTGCACCTTGCAAGGAGTTCATCAGCAACAAGTATCGCTCAAAGGACGGAAAGTCAGTTATCAAGCACAATCCTAGGTTGGACGAAAGGGAGATAACGCTGCCGTTCAATATGACCGCCAAGGACTCAGATACGTTCATGACGAACTATGCTAGGTTCTGCGAGGAGGTTCTTGCCAAGGGAGAGTTGGTTATCCGTACCCGATTTCAGCCTAATGTGTGGTATCGGTGCATCTATCTCTCCTGCACACAATTCAGTCAGTTCATTCGGGAAATGGCAAAGTTCAGCCTAAAGCTCAACGAGCCAGACCCTAGTGACAGAGGTGAAACAAGTAAATACGCAAGCTTATGATTCAGATTAAGAGAAATAACAAGGTATTCTTTACGCTAGAGGACTTCGGAGAAGGTTCTAAGCTGTCATATCAGCTTATGGACCACCACTACATCATCTTGAAGTTCACTACGGCTACACCTATCTATTTCGAGATTGGTGATTCTGTAGAGATACCCGACTTCGGCTATTTCGAACTGACATCGGCATACTTCCCTAAGCACAATGGTAGTGACGGCTACGACTACGAAATGCAGATGGATGCCTACTATATGTCTTGGAAGAATAAGCTTTGCAAGTATCGCCCTCAGCACGGAGCAAACGAAACCTCGTTCAAACTCACCACTACTGTAGGCGTGCACATGAACATTATCCTCGGCAACCTAAAGGCTCTAGGGCTTACGTACAATGGCAAGGAGTTCTCTGTTGATTACACTACATATAACAACAAGGCTTTTGATGTTCAGAAGAGGTTCTTGATCGAATACGGTTCCATCAGCATACTTGATGCTCTTAATTCCATCTGTTCCGAAGATGCACTCAACTGCGAATGGTGGATAGATGGTTCCATTATATACCTTGGATATTGCGAAACGGAAGGACAGACAACATTCGAGCAGGATGTTAATGTTCTGTCTATGTCCTATTCGGAATCCAAGTCAACTTATATCACAAGACTGTACGCATTCGGCTCAGATAGGAATATTCCGAAAGGATATTTCACTGGAGCCGATGCGGACGTTACCACCGATGGTATAGCTACTGATTACCTCATGCTCCCTAACAAGGAGGTAGATAGTGATGGTTTCTATGCCAAGGATGGTTACCTGGAGAATGTGAATGTCGTGAAGAACGACAAGCAGGCTATCGAAGGTGTCGTGATGTTTGAGGAGGAATATCCAAAGGTGGAAAGTGTAGTCAGCAGTATCAAGACCTATGATAGCACAGTTGATAACGAAGACGGAACGAAGACTACTCAGACCTTTTGGCAGGTCACTTCTACAGACTCTTTCACTAATAGCTTCAAGGAGAGTTGGATAAAGAGTAACCTCACTCTAGGCATCAAGTTCACTAGCGGTGCTCTCATGGGTATGGAGTTCGATGTCAGCTTCAAGGTTATCGACAAGGTTAACTACTTCGAGATTGTTGCTAATGACACCTACGGAAGAACACTTCCCGATGGCGTTATGTGTCCGAAGATTGGTGACAAGTTCTTTCTCTTCAACTGGGATGCAACAAAGATTACAGATACGGACCTCATCCCTACTGCTCAGTTATCTCTGTTCGATAGATCGAAGCAGTACTATCTGAAGACCATGATCAGCAACTCAAACTTCACCTGCACGATGGATTGTGAAAAATTCTACAATGATGGGACATACGATTACCATCCTCTCGGTGAACAGGTAAAGCTGATTAATGATATGTTTGCGCAGGTGGATGCGGATGGCAAGCACTACCGAAACTCTCGTATAATTGGAATGGAGATACCTTTGGACATTCCTTACGACCACCCTCAGTACACAGTAGGTGAAAAGGCTGCAACAAGCAGGTTGGGTAAACTGGAAGACAAAGTTGATTCCATAACTGTAAACGGTATGCAGATAGGAGGCGGTGGTAGTGGAGGCGGTGTGTATATCATAGGAACAAATGATTCAACACCTGTGACTGATAGCAATGTCTATTCAGCACGCAAGGCTAACAAAACCTTCTTACGTAAGGATGTTGATGATATTGCGCAGGGAATAATCCGCTTTTTGCAAGGCTTGAAGCTGGGCGACGGCGAGAAAGGCATTGACGCTAAGGGCAATGCGGTGCTGGGCGACGTTCAGATGGTGGATGCTGTGCTGCGACGTATCGTGTCGCTTGGCTACGACGGGGCGACGCAGCAGGGGTTTGGCATCGTTGACCGTGGCGACGGCAAGTTTAGACTTGACATTCACGACTTGCAGGTGTGGGGCAAGGCTGTATTCCAGGAGTTGGATGTGAGGAAGCTGTCGTATGCCGGGGGCAATGTGTACCTGAGCGGTTCGGGTGGCAAGATATTCAAGACTGAGGAGCTGATAGAGGTCGGAGTACTGAAGGGCTGGCGCTGTTGGCTGCTGGCTGATGACGGCACTACGGCGACGCAGAACATGTGGCGTGTGGGCGACCAGGCTCGCTGCCAGACGTTCGGTCTGGCTGACAAGCAGAAGCCGACTCGCTCGTGGTGGCGACTGGTGACTGCCGTGAGCGAGGAGAATGTGGCACTGACTGACGAGGTGGGCAACGAGCTGTATGACGGCAAGAAATTCGGTTGGATAGAGATAGCGAATGACAACTGCGAGCCGGGCAGCGACGTGCCCATGGCTGGCGACACAATAGTGCTTGACGGCAACCAGAACCCTAACGAGCGTAACCGTCAGGGTGTCATGATTTTGGAGACTACTGGTCCGAACACTCCTCGCATCGTGGCGTATAAGGGTGTTGTGGGATATACGCATGAGGGCTGTGAGGTGTTCAAGCTGTCGCCCGATGGCTCAAGGATTGTATCGACATCGTTCGAATGGGTGTCGCCTACGGGTGACATTATCCATATTGTCAATTACAGAGGCGAGTGGCAGAGTGGCGTGAACTACGGCTATTATGACCAGGTGAGTCACGGCAACGGTGTGTGGCTGTGTACTAACAGCGACGGCAGCACTACTGAGCCTAAGGAGGGCAATGCCGACTGGCAGCTGGTGATGAAGGCGGAGAAGGGAGAGACAGGCGACAAAGGTGCGGACGCAATCACCATACAGCTTGTAGGTGCTCCACTCATCTTCGATGCAGGGTCGGACGGAATTGTTCCAAAGGGCGTTACAAATTATGCTAGGCTCTATGTGACGGTAGGCGAAAAGGACGTGAGCGAGTATGTCGGGCAACCTTTTTTTGTTCCATCCGAAGGAATGAACGTATCTCCTGAAGATGGCTATGTGATAGAGAGGAGAGAGTACAATGAAAAGATGGCTTGGTATCTAGGCATCAAGTCCGATGTCATAAGCAAGGTGTATCTCAGTGACAACAAGACTGAGGTGTCTGCAACGTCTGGCTATATCACTTTCGTTTTTGCCTATGGCGCAAATCAGTACGTGGGTCAGCTTCCGTTCCAAGTGAACGTTGCAAGGTACACAGGAGAGCTTACGCTCACCAACAATCAGTTCAAAATCTCAATGGATGGATTGACAACACGTATGAAAGCTGCCGAGGGTGGCATTACTAATGTCAACACAAGGCTAGACACTGAAGTTGATACCTTGCATTCCGAGATTACTTCCACCGCCAATGACATAAAGTTGGAAGTGATGGAGCAGATGAATGGCAACCTAAAGAAGGCAGGCTTGGAAGTCAAGGCTGACGGAATAACCCTGTATGGCGACAAGATAACCATCACCAACGATGGTGGAAATACAACCACTGCCCTCTTCGCTAACGGAAAGATTAACGCCTCGCTCATTGACGCTGACCAAATCGAGGTGAAGCACCTATGGGCGAAAAGTAATGACGGAGCGAATAAGGTCGGCTACTTCGGAAACACGGAGGAAGATGCTTGCAAGATAGGCGACTATACGGTTGCGCCTCTCTTCATCGGTGGGGCTACGGCGAAGGAGTCGCCTTTCTATGTGACGAGCAAGGGAGCGATGCACGCAACGAGTGGAAAGATAGGCTACTTCACGATTAGTCCAAATGGAGAACTTATGTATGATGATGGTTACACAGACGTCGCCCACCGCCCTTTCGGTCTATCCAAGGAGGCACTGTATTTCACACATACAACAGACCACAAGAGCAACGATGCTATCGTATGGGTTGGAAGGACAAACTTTTCAGAAAGTAGCACTGGTACCGTTGGCTTATTGTCGGATATTTGGATAGATGAAAGAGTAAGTACACCAACCAAATCTAAGGCTTGCCTTTTTCTTAGCGCCGAGGGTTATACTGGTGAAGACACGGATTATAAGGGAGACCTCATGGGCAACTTCGCCATATACGCCAAAAAAGGAGCTTATGCTGGTTTCCGCCCTGCCGTTCGCATTGCTATAGAGAATTGTCAACTTACTGACATGGATTGTGTAATATATGTTCCTGTAACAGGTGTTCACTTTACTCTGCCAGATAATCCACAGAAAGGTCAGTACTACAAGTTCATACAAGGATCTGAAGGAAAACAAGCCTTCTGGATAAAGTCAAACAGCTATAAGATGTACTGGAATGGGGTTGACACAAATGGGCGTACATCTTTTGATAGCGGCGCATGTAACCAAACAACCGAATTTATATTTTTGGGAGACCACTGGCGTGTCAACTGGTATAGGGAAGCAGCCATCTAAGCAAAGTGGAAGGATAATATCAAATGAATATTTAAAACAACATAAATTATGAAACTACAATTAGACAATGTAATGGTGCGCCTCTCCTTGGATAGCGAGCAGCGTACCGCAATGGAACTGAGAAAGGAAATCGCCAACGCCATCTACAAGACTGGCAGAAGGGGCTTGGCGGACGTGGCACTCTCCACGAAGATGTGGAACGGCAGCAATGATACCGACTACACCGATGAGGAGGTTTCCGCCATCAAGGACTTCGTGGAGAAGAACTTCATCCCTGCCGTCATCGTGGCGGTGAACGAGGTGATTGAGAGTTCGGGTAAGGTTCAAAGATAATCAATCATAAGCTTATGAAGAAGATAGTAAAAGGAAATGACTTCACGTTGAAGATACCGGTGATGAAGTCCGTGGAGGGGCAGAAAGTGCCCTTCCCTCTCCCTGCTTGCACCGATGTGCAGGTGAGGGTATGCAACCAGTTCAAGCGTATCTCCCTCTCCTATGAGGTGGACGTGGAGAACGACAACGTTATCTTGGCGAGGGTCGAGGGCGATCAGATTCCCCTTGGCACTTATGCCATCGAGGTGAAGGGTAAGATATTCGGCAACGACTGGCGAAGCAACGAATATCCTCAGTTTGCCATCGTAGCCAACAATGCCGATGCTGACACCGAGTTTGAGACCGATGAGGGCGACAATTCCGTTGAGATGGACACGGCTATGGTTATCCTGCCTCCTTCCGTGGAGTTGTCAGACCTCATTTCAGACACAAATGAGGCGTTAGGAAAGGTTGATGGTGCGGTAAGTAAGACAGATGAAGCCGTAAAAAAAGCCAACGATGCCGTAAGTCAGGTAAACGGAGCTCTGAAAAAAGTTCAAAACGTAGATATTGATGTTGACGGCACAAACTTGAATATTACTCGTCCGAGTGGTGAGAAAAAGGAATTTGACCTCATGCAACTCAAAGGTGACAAGGGAGACCAAGGCATTAAGGGCGATAAGGGCGATAAAGGCGAACAAGGCGTAAAAGGCGACAAGGGCGAGCGTGGAGAAAAGGGAGATAAAGGTAACGCCTTTACCTTTGCTGATTTTACACCCGAGGAATTGGCATCACTCAAAGGAGAGAAAGGTGAAAAAGGCGATAAGGGCGACAAAGGTTTGCAGGGAGAACAAGGAATCCAAGGCGTTAAGGGTGACCCATTCACTTACGATGATTTTACTCCCGACGAGATAGAGGGCTTGAAGAAACCTGCTACCGATGCTGCAAATGAACTGAATAAGTACTTGGATATTGTCAAGTTACCTGTCGTGGAAACACCAGCATCTGAAACAACTGTTGCTATGGATGCTAACAAGGTGTATGACATTACTATTGGTGAATCACTTACCATAACCCTCAATGCTCCTACAGACTTAACGGTGACAAATGAGTACCAAGGCAGTTTTGACACTGGAGATACCGCACCTAACATCACATGGGCGAAAGATGTAATGTGGGCAGACGAGCCAACAGTAGAAGCTAATACTCACTATGAGTTTTCCATCCGTTATGTCAAAGACAAATATTATGGATTGCTCTATGGCTGGGCTATAGAAACAGCAGAATCATCAACAACTAATGAGGTTTAGATTATGAGAACACTAAGAAGAAGAATGATGCTTGCCAAGTTCAAGAACATAGAGTTTGTATATAACAATGGTGCATACATTGATACAGGGTTGCCCGAAGGCGATTATGTATTTAATATCAAATGCGCAACTCTCGAAACCAGTCCTTGGGTATTCTTTTTTGCTAAAAGTCAAAAAGCAACAGGAGATGCTGATAGATACTATTGTGGAATAAATAACGATAACGGTAGTGGTAACAAAATATACAAATTAATTTGTCAAGGCTGTGGTGCAACTTTTGATAATTTTGATGCAAGAAATACCATCGTACCAACGGATGAAAATATATTTGAGTTTCAGTTAGGAACGAATCCATATACTTATTGGCTCAAATTAAATGGGAAATATATAATCTCGCCAAAACAAGGCAAAAAGAATTATTTTAAAGATAAGACTGTTAAACTATTCTTTGATGTTGGAAGGTTGTGTTATGGAAAAATATACCACATTCGTATATACTCATCTGACAGGAAAGATATAATACAAGACTATGTCCCTGTTATTAACATACACACTGGCAAGGCTGGACTTTTAGAAAAAGTTCATAATAAGTTCTATAACAAAGGAACTAATGAGTTTGAATTTACAGAATGTTAACTTAAAGCAGGAAATAATGAATAAAAGATGGATTAAAAACGGTGTATTTGCATCCAACACCATAGTATTGAATGGATGTGCAGTAAGTAATCCTACAGATTTGCAGTTGATAGCTGCTGGATATGAAATATATGTTGAACCTGTTCTTACCAACGAAGAGAAACTTGAGCAGGCTAAACAAAATAAAAAGGATGAGATTGAGGCTTATGATAAGTCTCCAAACGTGAATGGCGTTTACATCAATGGGATTCTGATTCCGTGGAGCGATGGGGAGAAATCTTCTCTCAATCGCAACACAAGAATGAGTGTAAGAAATTCTACCGAAATTGCGAAGAATGCAGGCTTGGAAAGCACAACGCTTTGGTTGGGTGACATGAAGATTGATATTGATTGCGACAAAGCTTTAAAGTTGCTGGATGCCTTAGAGATGTATGCAATGAGTTGCTTCAATGTCACTGCCGCCCACAAGAAGGCGGTGAGTGAGCTGAAGACCATCAAGGAGGTGGAGGCTTTCGATGTGACTGCCGACTATCCAAAGCAACTTGAAATGAAGTTGTAGAACGATTAAAAAAAGTAAAAGATTATGTGGTTGTTATCATTGATTTCCTTTCTCCTTCTTGGGGGATTTTTCTTGCTATCAGCAATGAGATTTGGGGTGCCCGATATGGTGTCAGATACCTACTATCAGCTTCAAGGCACAACTGGTAGTGAGGTGCTTGGCGGTAAGGTTAAGCGTAACTTCGGTTGGGTGTTCTCCGTGGTGATGTGCTTGGTGGCAGGCTTGATGATGGTGGCTATCTTGGACTTGGATAAGGGCGTGCAATGCTTAGCCTTCATCGGGTGTGGAGGATTGGCTTTCGTTGGCTGCGCTCCTAACTACCTAGGCGACGAGTCCAAGGTACATAAGATAGCGGCTTTAGTGGCTGCTGCTGGGTGCGTTGGATGGTGCTTGTCAGTCTGTTGGTCGCTAACGCTGATAGTTGCTTGCCTTTACGCTTTTGTAATGATTAAGGTGTACGACCGCAATCAATTTATTGGGTTCAAGGTCGTGTCATATCATCCTTGGTATTGGCTGGAGGTGTCGGCATTCCTTGATGTGTTCGTTACTTATTGGATAATTTACTAGAAGTAAAAACTATGACTTGGAAGAAATTACTTACATTCAACAAGCGAGACTTGATAGGCTTGGTTTGTTGGCTGCTTATCAGTATATTGGTAGGTCTGCTTGCCTTGCCAGTAATGGTAGGTAGAGAGATTTATCAGTACAAGCACTATCACTTGGCAAAGTTTGAGTGGGAAGATATTGTGAGGTATTCCGTAGTGATTGTACTCGGTAGTATTATTAGTTAACTGATATACGAATAATTTGCTTACAGATTATTACTTTAGCAAAGTTTAACTTTAGAATTTTGCTCAAAATGAATTGATTTGAGCAAAAAATTGTAGTTTTGTCAAGAACAATTAACTATAGACAAAAGGAGGTTTTAATGACACAAGAACAAGAAGTCGAAGTCCAACGGTTGATAAAGGATATAGATGTTACTGAACTGATGGGAATGCTTATGAAGCATGGCAACAGGTATTCCAGGAGAATCTTGAAATTCTTCCGCTGGTTCTGCAAGTACGTTCCGATTACGCTTATGTGTTTTCACGCATACGGCATTTATGATTTCTCGCAGAATCCACGAGACATGTTCATACCTTATGCGGAGAATTCACCTTGCTATCTCTATATCTATTTCATGGTATATATTTTACCTATGGTTCTTATACTGGCAAGCAGATTCTTTTTCTTATGTTGGAGATACCGCATTCCCTTCTTTTATTTCTTCGGCATAAACGCTGCTCATATCGTGGAATGGAGTTGGTACACAACTCAAGATATGATTGATTCCTGCTTTACCGTAATGATAGTGACGGCAATGTTTTATCTATACGGATTCTGTGACATGTTTATCAGCAAAACCAAGTTAGGACGTAAAATTTGTGCGTGATATGGGAAAGATACTAAATTATAAGTTGCTCGGAACGGCTTTGAAATCTTTAAGTGACGCTTGCTTTAAGGCTGACGAACAGCAGAAGAACGGAGAGAAAATCACCGCTTGCGGAATGAGCGATGATGACTTGGATAGATTGTGTGACATCATTCCGGATATGCTCAACCCGATGATGAGCACAGAGGAAGTTAAGGAAAAGCTTCACGTTTCTGACGCAACATTGAATAGAATGGTGACGAGGGGCGACATCCCGAATGGAGAGTGCAAGAAGAGAGGACATACCCGATACTGGAAGAAATGGGACATACTTCACTATATTAAGAGTAAGAGAAAATCATAACGTATAAGCCCTATCGCAGCACGGATAAGCGAGCATGTATGAGTATTATGGATTTTATGTTTCAGACTTTGATTATAGTAGCGATATTGGTAATCATTAACTGCTCGTTCATTGCATACCTATACATTACGCATGAGTACGAGAAGGTCAATAAGTTCTTCTTGGCTTGGGTAACGATGTCAACTATGATATTGACAATGTGGTTCGGAGTTGGACTGTATCTGTATTTTAATTGTTTCTTATAAGCTAAAGAGAGGTAAGTGATTGCCTCTCTTTTTTGTTTTTCAATTCCCCCGATTTCGTGGGTTTTAAAAATACAATATTTCGATAAAATTATATACAATTATATACAATATTTCGAGGAAATTATATATATGCGTTTATATGAGTGCATAAAGTTTTGCACTTTTTCGCAATAGCTATTTGATGATTAAATATTTTATTGTATATTTGCAGCGTTATTGTTTAATCATCAAATAGTTATCTTATGGCAGATAGAATTAAAGATATTGTTGTAGGCGTAGTTCTTGCACTCCTCGCCTATCTTAAACCGATTGAAGGCGAGTTATCTTCGCTTATGATCGTATTCACCCTCAACTTCATATTCGGTTATCTTAGCGGTATGATTGCAAAGGGAGAGAACTTCGAGTTAAAGAAAGCAGTTGTGTGCATCGGTCACGCTACCGTGTTCTTCGTTCTTTGCGCAGCAGTATATGCAATCGGGCGATTCAAAGGACAGATGGAAGGTTCCGTTCAATGTGTTTCCTTTATCTCATATCTAGTATTTTGGTTCTATGGATGCAATATTCTGAAGAACTTAAAACTGATATTCAAGAAAGGAACACCACCTTGGTATGTAGTGAGTTTTCTCTACTATCTCATGCGCTTCAAGTTTATCGAGAAGATTCCATATTTGTCGGACTATCTAAATTATGCAGAAAAGGAGGAAAAGATATGATGTTGTTAGCGATTATAATGGTGGCAGCTATTATGGGAGCAATTCTCGCATTTGGCTGTCTGATTCAAGGTAATGATTATAATAAGGAGGAGTATGGCAGATTCAAAAAAACTCGTTCCGTTTATCCTCAGTTGGGAGACGGACAAATACACAAACAACAAGAATGACAGGGGTGGAGCAACAAAATACGGCATTACCCTTGCGACCTGGAAGAAAGTCGGGTATGACAAGAATGCTGATGGCAAGCTTAATGAGGAAGATGTAAAGCTGCTCACAAGGAAAGACTTCGACATGGTCTTCAAAAAGAACTATTGGGACGCTTGCAAAGCAGACCAGATTGCTGACCAAAGCGTGGCTAATATCTTGGTAGATACAGCTTATAATAGTGGTGTCCAAAGAGCGGTCAAGTTCATTCAAGGTATCGTGCATACTAAAGAAGACGGAGTTATGGGACCACAGACGCTTTCCCTCATCAACAATTATAAGCAAGGGCAAGAGGTATTGTTTAAGCGTTATAAAGAGGTACGTAAGACCTATCTTAAAAGGATTGGTGTTGGTAAGCAGGCTGTAAACCTCAAAGGTTGGCTGCGCAGAGTTGATTATCTCCAATACGGAAGTTACAGATTAAACGCATAAATATGAAATGGTATAACGTAGATTGGTGGAAGTGGGCAATCGCTGTTCCGGTCCTCATACTCATTCTCTCGATGTTCTGCAGATGTAAGTCAAAACAGCCTATCGTGACTCAGCAAACCTACATCACAGATAAGCAGAATGAAAAGGAATGGGATTCACTCTTCAATATGAGACTGACGAAAGAACTGGAGCGATTTCAATCATCACGATCAGAAAAGATTGAGAAGACTTTGAAGGATGTCACTCACATCAAGGATAGCACGGCCAGCAGATTTGACTCAAATGGCAAGAAGATTGGAGAGGATAAGTTTTACTCCGAAATAAGAGTCATATCAGAGAAGGATGTGCATGAACTTAGGGACAGCATCGAGCACTACAAAAAATACGTGGATAGCACGATGTTGTATAGCTCCAAATGTGATTCTCTAAATAAGGTAATTAATAATATCTCAAAAAATAAAGAATACGTTGAGAAGCGACTCAGCAAGTGGCAAAGCATCTGCCTGGAGACTGGTCAGATGTTCTACGTTTTTATTTTTTTAATTTTGTTAGTTGTTATATATAATAAGATGAAGAAAAGTTCTTAGTTTTTAAATGGGTTTAGATTGTTAAGGATGACAGAGGCGGCTGCTCGTGATGAGTGGTCGCCTTTTTGTTAGCAAATTAAATTCTTTCGTTCTAAGAGGATAAAAATGAGCCTACCTACTATCACAATAAATCACTGATTTAGAGCCACTAAAAGAAACTATGATAGCCTCATAGCTTATTTCAAAACAATTTTCTAACTTTGCACACGTAACGTTACAAAAGTGTTAGTTAAATATTAAGGTTAAATTAAAAATTCGGGATATGGAAAGTAAAACTTACGTGTTCAATCCAGAGAGCGGCACAAGCGGCACAGGCTCTAATGGAATCTTGGCTATGCTTCCTGCACTCATGCAGAGACAGGGCGTTGACCCAGGTCTTATTGCACTCTTGAACAACCGTGGAAACGGAAATGGTTGGGGTGAAGACATCTTTGCGATCCTTCTGTTGTTCATCCTTATGGGCAATGGAAATTGGGGCTTTGGTGGTGGAAACCGTTGCATGGGCTCCAACGGACAAGGCGGTGTTGCACCAATGCTTAACAATGATGCCAACACTGCTGTTATCATGCAAGCCGTTCAGCGCAATGGTTTCGATGTTCAGAGCTTGGCTACAGCCCTCAACACATCAAGTGACGCAGTTATGGCTGCAATCAATGGCTTAGGTCAGCAGATTTGCAACCTCGGAAATCAGATGGGCATGAATGCTAATCAGATTTTGACTGCTATCATGCAGGGTAACAATGCCATCGCTACCCAGTTGGCAGAATGCTGCTGCAAGACCAATAACGCCATAACTGCAATGGATGGCAACCTCAAGCTGTCTATCTGTCAGCAGACCCACGCCATCAATGATACGGCAAATGCCAATGCTTTGATGCTCCGTGACAAGGCAGATGCTAACAATCAGTCTGTCTTGGCTAAGTTGGATCAGATGCAGACACAGGCTATGCAGGACAAGCTCGATGCTTTGAGAGAGAAGAACAGTGCCTTGCTTGCTCAGATTTCAAATGAGCATCAGACACAGGCTTTGCAGGCTTATCAGGCACAGGTCATCACACCAGTAAATGCAGCTTTGGCTGCGCTGCAGGCAGAGGTGGCTGGCATCAAGTGCAAGTTGCCTAATACCATCAGTGTTCAGTACCCTCAGTACGGAGTATTCAACAAGGACGTTTATACTGCAGCTGCCATGGGAGCTTATGCAGGTGATGTAGCGGCTTCTCGTTCGACTGTAGGTTGCGGTTGTTAGGAAAGGAGGTAACTATGTTCCCTTTGAATCCATTTAATCCATTCAACCCAATGTATTTCGGTCAGCGAAATGGTCTCAGACGAGTTGACATCGGTGGCATCTATGAGCTTAGAACGAATGCACAACAGGTAACAGAGGCAAGTGTGGACTTCGGTATCAATCCTAACTGTTACAATGCCCTGCCTTGTGAAAGTGTTGTCTTGCTTAAGATACACCAAGGAGTGCCTACCGCTAGTGCTGCCCTTCCTGTAACGGTCGTAGTTCCTAGTGGCTCTACCACCGTGAACGGAACCACTAGCACGACCTCTTTTACCTTTGCACCTGGAAACAAGTTTAAACGAATTGGTTAACGGGTGTTAA